CCCCCACCGTAAATTGCCCCTTGATTTTCTATAATTGTATTAGAAGCAAAAACGGCTATTGCGGTTCCTCCGTCTGCCCCTCCACTAGGCTTAACAGAACCAACCCCATCACCATTTCCACCAGTACCTCCTTGACCGCCGGCTCCTAATATTAAACCATAATTAAAAAGGGTTATAGTGTCATTGTCATCTAAATTTCCTAAAATTAAAGCTGGAGCAGTTGGTGTAGTACTATAAACTTTGACACCGGGTTGAACCGTTAACACTACTTCAGATTTGCCAGCTACATAATTAGGATTTTGAGCCACATTGAGGGCTATATCATAATTTGCCGTATTAGAATCTATAGAAAGCTCTACAATTTGGCGTCCAGTAAGAGATGCATTACTGGATGTCAGTGGTAACGGACAAATTATATTAACTAAATTCCAAGACACCGGCCCTCTAACAAATTTATAAATTTTACTACTAACAAAGTTAGTTCCTTTGCGATATACCTGAGCTGTCATTTCTCGATTAAAATGAGAAAATTCGTTGCTCAAAGAAACTACAGATGCTTTTTCTGGATTTTCTGGATCATATAATCTGCTATAAAATGGTACTGTTACGTTTATTTTGGAATTAAGATTATAATTTTTTAATGGATGATATTCCTGTAAATAAGCTTTAATAACTGATAAAATTGTATCCAAATCTGTTTGAGGAGTAAGTGCTACTAAACGTTTTGTTTGAAAATTTAAATCAGATTGAAATTGACGAATAGTAGGATGAAATGCCAAAGATAGATTGACTGGTAAAATAGTAGTTAATTCATAAGCCTCCCAATAAGAGCTTAACAAGGCTACTGTGGTGGATATTTTATTAAATCTTTCTGTTATAGAAAAGGTTTTACCTAAATTTAAAATTTTAGCATAATCTTCTAATTGATATGCCCCAGATAAAAAATTTCTAAAAGAAGGTATGAAAATATTATCTGGTCCAAAAAACTCCCCAGACAAATTGCAAATTTTACTTTCTAAGCTTAAAGCATTAAAATTGTGTTTACCAGCATCGTCTCCAATGCTATTTTCTTCAAAAAGTTGAATAGTATAATCTGTTAGGTCTGACATATATATTATGTAAATATGGACATTGTATCACCCTTTGTATAAACTAAGGCTTTACTATTAAATCTGTCATAGGCTTGGTATACAAGTCCCTTACCACCATTATATCCTATAGATACCGTAAAGGAGTGTTTTGTTCTGGTGGTGAGATTTTGTATTTTAGCTACATATGTACGAGAATAAAATCCTCCAAAAGTTACGGTACTTCCTCCAGGTGGTATTAATTTAGAAATGCCGTTTATATTAATTTCAAAATAATGATCCACAGCTGGTCCAACACCAACTACCCTTAAGGTAATGAAACCGTTATTATTAACATAATAATATCCCCGCTTTTTTTCGGATCCCATGTCTAAAATTTGTATATTACAGTTTCCGTTAGTTTGTTGTTCAATAAAATTTTGATTATTTTTACCTATAACAGTGTCATATTCCCATTTACAATTTTTGACCTTAAATTTAATACATTGTAAATTTGTGTTTTCTCTAGTGTCTGTATAATTAAATAGTATTTTGGCTTTAATGTAACCAATTCCCAGACTCCACTTTTCTCCATAACTTCCTACATGTAATAAATTTTTTTCAGAGGATGTTATTGTACGAGTTTCATATTCTGTGTATGGAATTAAAGATTCTTCCCCGTTTATTGTTACAGCTCGATATTTTGTGACAGGTACACGTATAGTTTTTCTATTATCCTCAAAAGGCTTAGTCAAAATAGTAGAATCTACTATATAAGGCGGAGAACTGTAGGAACAATCTACAGGCTTACTAACTGGACAGGTTTTAAATTGTCCGTCACAAACCAAATTTGACCCATTGCAACTTACAACTCCACTATATCTTGTGGTGCAATTAGCCCATCCAGTGCCCGGATAAACTAAACATGTAGCAGATGCATAAAGGTCTATAGGAAGATTTTCAATTCTAAAATTGTCAGACTGATAATAATTGTAAACAAACGCCTCTTGCCCCTCTACAAATGATGGTTCAGCATTGAAGCTTGGTAGCACGGGAAAGTAATCATTAATCCATCCAGAAATTGTATATACTAACGTTTCAAAATTTGCAGTATTTCTGTAAATGTTGGGCATCATTAGTGCTAGTGGTTTGATCCATCCAGCACTATAAGATTCTACTACAGTTGAAGCCTTCAACCAACGAGCAGAATATTGCTGAGTGCGAGTAATAGCAAATTCCCAATCTGGTTGGCGCATGGTAAATAGTTGTACCAAAGGCGCCCATAAATTTTTAGCACTAGTTTCCAGGCCTAGAGTCCAATCACTTAAAGAGCGATAATTTAAATTAATCGTCTCTAAGTCATCTGCTATATAATTGTTTTTGTCTAAAAAAGAAAAATTATACATTTTAAAAAATCGGCTCCCAAGATGTTCTGTCTAAACTTAATTTATATTTAATTCGGATAATTCTACCTACACTTGTATCAGCTGATGTGTCTTGAAAATACAATTGTAAATTTGTAGAACCAGTTCCTTGACATTTATAAACTGCTGTGTTTTCTTCTAATGTTTTCACACAACTATCATATCCGTTTCCGTTGTTACAAGCATAGTAGGGTGAATTGCATTCCGTACAATTGACTGCAACTCCTCCCTCAGCTAAACATTGTTCTAAGTAATTTTTATTAAAAATAAAGTCAACTGGTTGATGATGATATAAATGTATTAAAACTACAACAGTCTGATTAGGAGCATATTTAAGAGGAGGAAAGTGCTCTTCTAACCAATCTGGAATAACATAATCCGTATAAGAATTTGAAGTTGATTGTGCAACGGCTGATAGACTTTGATCTGTCCAAGTTCTATAAGCATACCAATCATCTAGATATAAAATTTCAGGATATATAATGTTAAATTCTCTTACCCAATTAGCACTGGAGTTTTCTACTGTGGTAGTTGCATTAACCCAAAAATCTCCGTACGCAAAAATATTAGAAGAAGCAGCCAGCCAGATAGCACTATATGCAGCAAATAGGCTATAAACTCGATTGTAATCACCAGCTTTTTGTTCTATTTCATACAAAGCAGCACTTAAAGATGTTACGTTAAAATTTATAATATCAGCAGAATTACCAATACAGCTGTTTTCATCTATAAGATGAACCAACGAGCATTCTAGGTCCTTTTTTTCAGCTATATTTGGGATGTTAGACATATTAATTAATACCAATTTATTTTATATAAAGTAGATTGAGCCGGTGCTAATTTTTCTACACTAGACCGAACTGCTGCCTCTACTCGATTTCTGAGCTCTTCATTGACTGGAAAATTATGAATATTAATGTTGTAGTATTTACTTTTGTTTCCAGGTAATTGCATTTTAAACCAATGTTTAATTTCTTCTATGTAATCCCGATTACCCGTAGACATATTCCAAATTAAATTTTTACGTTTAGTAGCTTTGGGGGAACTGTAATAAACTTGATGCATATCACCTTTAGAAAGAAACTTATTATAGACCTTCAATTCGGCTACTTGTCCTTTAAATTTATATGTATTTTGAACGCCTATAATGTCATTAATAGAACTGTTTCGAACTGCATCTGTTCCTAATAATAAAGAAGATCGATAATCAAAAATTAAACTTTTGTTGGTAGATAAAATCTTATAATCTACTAATTCAGAATCTATAAAATAATTAACTTGCTTTTCAGAAGAACTAAAAGACAAACCAAATTGATGCCATCCAGGTTTGAGTAGGGTAGCATCATATGTTAAAGATAATATTTCTGTATTAGTACCATCAGCTTCACCAATTTTAAGTTTCCAACTAATTTTTTTGGTTCCTATATAAAACTTTCTTAAATTTTGATATCCTGTAAAATCTCCATCTGCAAAGAAATTTAAATTTGAAGACGAGATTAATTTTTCTAAATTTAATAAAGACATTTTAGATACTAAATCTCCATTAGATTCTAAAACATAAATTTCATTGTCTCTTTTATCTACTATTATAATATAATCTATATAAGTTGATTTATCACACTGAATAATAGTTTCTTGTGGAACTCTTAAAAAGTTAATATATCTATACCTGTCTTTGTAATTAAAACATTGTTCATTTAACAAGGAAGATCTTTTTCCTATTCTAACTGTAGAAAAAATCCCATTTTGAGACATTTTAGAAACATAATCTTCACCGTGAAGTAACCACAAATTATTAGAAGAATCACAAGTAATTTGTTGAGTATATCCTATTGTGGCAAATAAACCAGAAGAACCGTGTTTTAATGTTTCTTTATTAAAAGGTGTCTTGTATAAATTATTACCTAAGACTTCCCAAATATTTCCATCATTGTCTATAACAGACGTATGACCAAAAATTTCTATTACCTTTACAGTGTTTTTAACTAATTGTAATTCTATTCTTTTGGTATTATAGTTATTGATTTTTATTAAATCTATTTGTTTACCATCAGAATTTAATTTAATAACTCTAAAATCATCCAATATTAACAAATATAAATTATTTAAATGATCCATCTCTATTTGAGAAACTCCATAATAACCTTCTATCTTGGCTATTAGTCTAGACTCGGCGTCAAATTTATAACCAATTCCGTTGGCTGTGTCAAAAATCCAAAAAGAAAAATCTGGTAAGCGATTTATTAAATATTTGTCTTGTAAAGATAGAGGATAATTTTTAAGTTGATTAAAACTAACTTGCTTAAGATTATAATTTAAATTGAAAACTTCTCCATTTGTAGGGTTAAATAAGGTCATCAAAGCTGCTGGTATGGCTGATTCATTTATTAAACCATATCCACTATTATAAAAATTGCCAAATATTTGTCTTCCCACTATATTTGACCAATCATCTACCTTAACCCACAATGAAACTGCAAAATTGTCTGTATCTAATAAACTTGTCTTAGCCGGAAATACTACATGAGTTGTTCCGTCTAAATTTAAATAATCTTGATACAACAAAGGATTATTTTCTGCATATACTTGACCGTTATTGTTATAACCAGAATGATCTATTAACGGATTAGAATTCCAACTACTAATTTCTAAAACTTTAGAACCTCTTTCATCTGTAGAATATTCATCTATTAAACTAAGATATTTTTTAGAATTTGTTAAACCACTTCTATAATATCTATAAAAAGCTCCGGGTTCTAAATATAATGTAGATGGTTCATCAAAAATGTATTCCTTGGTGGGTTCTGTTCTATCATTATAAACCAAAGTTTGAGCACTTAAAGCTTGGTCTAATGTATAATAAGAAGCGTTATAATATCGATCTACCCAAATTTTGGGCCCGTTATTGGAACCGGATAACCAAGCACATAACCAAGTATTAGAATATTTAGTAATACTTTCTGGTTGAACATAATCCGGAATACGAGATGTATAATCTATTTGTCTTAGATATATTCTATCTGAAATTAAAGGATGATGTCCAGCCGTGGCTCCGTCTTCTATTAAACCAGATTCATGAATAGATTTTCGCGGGGCAGTGGGTGGATAACTAAAAAATGATTCTTTATCATTAACAAAAACTTTTTCAGTTGTACTAGACGTGTATCCTAGGTATATGTTTTCATATCCTCCAGATTGATTGGTGCCACTAAAAATTTTATTGTATTCTCTATGTGACCCCGACACAGAAGGTCCAAAAGAATAACCATATTCCGGTGTTTGGTGATTTTTAAGACCACATAATTCTAAATTATAAACGGCTTCGTGTTGTATTATAGAATAGTTTTCAATGGGAAAAATACCTAAATAATTTTGAGCCAAATCTATGGATTTAGTAGAGTCTGGTTGGAGGTTTATTTCTCTGTCTAATACTCCAGTAGAATATTTTGTTAAAAAACTATCTAAAACACTTAATTTTTTTTCTGGTTCAGGTAATAATACTTCACAAGATACAAATTTTAAAAAAACTGTATTCTGTATGGAAGATTCTTCGGACGGATTGTCTACTGTGATTCCGTAATTAGAATTTTCATAATAATGAACTATATTGTTTTCCAAGTTTAAGTTATCTAAAGATGTATTATTAACAGAAAAATTTCTACGAACAACTAAATTAAAATTAGAGTTAGGTAAGAATAAACAAATGCCATCTTGAGCTAGTAAATAACTAAATTTTTGAGATAAACTACCACCACGTATTGCTGGTCTAAAGGTTAAAAAATAAGAAGAAGGGTCTATTGGATCTAAACCCCAAGTTAATAACAAACCACTTGAATTTTCCAAAGACACAAATTCTGTTTCAGCATCTTCTAATTCTACAGAGGGGTCTGTGTAGAAATTAAGAGTAAAGACATCAGACTGACTATATTGGGGAGATATAAAAGTTCCAGGAACTAAATTAGCAGCTTTGTCTGATACAAAAAGGTTATTATTTACTGTGACTAAAATTTTATCATAAGCACCTTCTTGAGTACTTAACAATGTTTTAAATCTAGAAATGGGAGTAATATCTTCGGGATGATTAATTTTTAAAAGATTTGAGGATTTGTTTAATTCTGTTAAAAATAGACCAGTTTTTTTGTTACTTGAAAATGACTTATAATTTTTTAAACAAGAAGAAATGTTAAATTTTAAGTCATTATCAAACAATATAGGTTCAGACAAAACTGAGTATTGTCTGTTTTTGGGCTGAAACCTAACTGGGAACCAACATTGTTTGATGTCTGGAAAATTAAAAACATTAGCCATTTAATATATTTACTATAAATGTATATATTAGTCATGAATTTGTATGAATATGGTTTAGACTTTTTAGAGAAAAATTCTCCCAAATATTTAATTACAGACCCTTCTACGGGGATAATTACTGCTACAGATTCTAATACATTTATAGGTGTACAAACCCTTTTCAAAAGTGTAAAAAACAAAATTAATTTTTTATGTTATGACATAGGTTTATCAGATGATCAAAAAGAATGGTGTGCCAAAGAGGGTTTAAAAACCAAAGTTATAAAGGATCCAAATTGTAAACATTTAGACAAGTGGCAAACCTATATTAAACCGTGGTTTGTAGCAGATAGTCCTTATGAATATACTATATGGATTGATAGTGACTGCATAGTTACTGGAAACTTAGCGGAATCTGATTTTATCCGTAACAAACAGTCGTTTTTTATTAAACATTGGATAAAACAAAAATATTTAAATAAAAATCACAAATCTCTTTATACCCACCATCCAGTAGCCAACAAAGAAGCTCCAGGTATAAATGCTGGTGTGTTTGGTATTAATAAAAGGGCCAATCATACTATTATAGATAAATGGATGTTTATTCTTTTAGAAGCTTTCAAAAATTCTCATATATTAGATGCCATAGCTAATTGGGATGAAGGGGCTCTAAACTGGGCACTGCAAAATGATGACAATTATAAATTAATTCATAACGATGAAAGGTATAATTGTTTTTCTTCTTTTTTAATAGATGAAGATACCCACGACTTTTCTGTGTATGAACAGTCTATTCTAAGCTTTGCCAAGAGTGCTTCTTCGCGTTTATTTTTTAAACATGTTTTAGAAAAAGCTAAAGACAAATATATCTTACACTTTTCTACTTGTATGGAAAATAAAATTAAATACTGGGGAGCTTGGGATTCATCATCCTAGACCCATAGTCTTTTTAGAATTAGCAAAATTAATTAATAAAGAACTTATATCTTCTTCTAATTTCTGGAGAAGAGATTTTCTATACCAATAATTGACTCTCTTGGCATCTATTAATTTTGCTAATTGGTTTCTAGGAGTCAAGCTTAATAGGGAAGGAAAAAGGTGTGTACTAACCGGATGTAGGCTAATTACTTCTTCTGTTATTTGTAATACATTATTTTCTATTTCTTCATTTAAGAAGCAGATATTTTTTCTAGTAAAAGAAGAATTTTTTAAGATATATCCTATTAATTGATCTTCACATACATATGAATTTTCTTTGAATTCTTTTAAAAGATTTTTATTCTCTAAAATAAAATTAACACAAGCTTTGCTTAAAGCATAAAAATCTCCAGTCATAAAAGAAAAGGGTTCTTTAAATGCTGGGGGATAAAGGTTTATAGTAGAACGTATGTTATACATCGGAAGGTCTATGTCTATAACATTCTTAGAAAAATTACTATGTTCTCTTCCTATGTAATCAGCTGACCATTCTATTTTATCCAATAGACTATAGTTGACCAAGGTGTCATCATCTATTTTAATTACGTAGTCATAGGTAAAATTATTGTGGACATGTTCTAAGCCTTTAAATATTTTTTTATAAAGATTAGAATATCTTTCCTCTACATCTAATTGAACTGTGGTGTAAGGTATGTCTATACTTAAATTTTGGTTACCATAAACAAAAATTGGAGTTACGTCTGGGTTTAAATTATTTTTTAAAGCAAGTACCTGATTGGCTATACGGTCTTTGTTTTGTTCACAAACTGTGATCATTACTATAATTTTCATTTTTGTATAAACCTTAAAATTTCAAAAGCTTCTGCATACTCTACACCAGCTTCCATACCCCTTTTGTTAGCATATATTTCTATACCCTTAGCCGATCGTGGGTGTGGAAATTCCTTTATTTCTTCTGGATAAGCTTCTAAGGCTTTTTGTTTAATGGCTATGTCAGAGGGTTCCAATACCTCATGGTAATGAGGAGAAAAGGTACTTTGATAAGCATTGCCCGCACTGCTAATGATTTCTCCACTTAGAATAACTGGAATAGAATTTGGTCCCCATGTACGGGTGGCAATGCGGGCTAGACTTAAAGTTTGATGATGATCCTGGTGGACATCTAGAGTATGTGGCAAATATAAGATGTCTGGAGATTCGTTACTTAAAAAATCTTCTAGCTTGCATAAAGTGGCTAAACAAAATTCTGTTAATTCTTTTTCTGTAAAAAGTAAATCTATTTTTTGATGATAATTTAAAACTGACTTAGCTGCCTCCGAACAATTAAATTGCGAACGGGAACGGGTGTCATATGGACCTCTCAAGAATGCTACAGAAACCTTATTACCCAGACGTACGTGTTTAGCAATAGAACCCCCAAAGCCTAGGACTTCGTCGTCATGGTGTGGTACTAATACTAATACTTTTTTCATTTGAAAATTTAGATAATTCTTTGTTCAGATAAATTTCTCTTTTAATGTTGTCGTTTAAAAATTTGAACTTGTTTAAATAAACTAACTGCTCTTCTATAGAATTGCAAGTTTTAAGTTTGTCTATCAAAAAGGGGTGAACTGGGTGTATAAATGAAAAGTCTGTAGAAATTTCATAAAACGGAATCCAAGGCTTGGTAATGTCTTTACGAGAAAATTCTGATTCTGGTAGACACATTCCCACTTTAATGTCTTCGCCTATATATTGTTCTGGTACATTTACAAAAAAATCATAACCAAAATTATAAACAGCTTGAGCAGCTTTTCGGTTCAAAAAATAAAGACTACCTTCTGCATAAGACAAATCAAAAGAAGGTTTTTGTATTTTGTAGCTTTCTGTTTTAATTTTATACCAATGATAAATGCTATTTTTTAAAGATTTGGTATATTTTACAAATAACCCTACATAGTCTTCTTCGTGAGTGTTATTTAAAATCTTATCTACATCTACAAAGGTATCATCATCCATTTTTACTAAAACATTTTCTTCTGTGTTTTTTAAAAAATGTTCTATTAAAAAATAAGTCTTGAGCGGCAAATTTTCATATGCTTCATCTACGTCTACCTCCAGAGAGGGTTCTACCTTTTTTGTAGAATTTTTTCCGTATACAAAATAATAAGCTACATTTTTATTTTCAAATAAAGATTTTATTTTTGATGCAGCTTCGTAGTTTCCATCGTGGGTGGTGATATAAAAAATCATATGTTCAAGACGTTTTCTTTTTTGTTGGTTAAAGAAAAATAAACACTACATATTTTATCTTTTGTAAATCCGGTATAAACCGGTTCAGAATTTAGGTAAGATGAATATTCTTTTACTTTAGAATGATAGATTTCCGGAATAGAACTCCAAACATTTTGTTTGATCTCAAAATTGTTCATTTTATTAACTATATTAATTTTATACTTTTTTGAAGTGGCATAAATTTCTAATTCTTCTATCTCTTCTATTTTGATATCTGTATTTTTAAATTTAACAGACATAACTTTAGCTATATCTATTTCATTTTTTACATAAACATAAAATTTGTCATAATATTTTTCTTCAGATTCTATTTCATAAGAAATACCCTTTTCTAAAAGGGTAGGATCTATTTTGAGTAAAGACAAAAATGACAAATTATTATTATATAAAATTTCTTTAAAGTTTCTATCAAATTTAATGTGAAAATAATTTTTAGAAATTAATGAATTGTCTATTTTAAATCCTAACGCCAAGCTAGAACTTCTGTTGGGGTCCCAATATTTGCTATAATGTAAAAAAGAATGAGAAAATTTTTCTGGTAAAAATTTATTTAAAACTTCTAAACTAGGAACGTGAGGTAGTTCTATGTATAATTTAAAATTTTCATAACCATTTGATAGATCTAAACCACACAATTTAGCCCCTTGATTAAAGTTATGTAATTTAATTTTATTACAAAAATCTTTTAATTTTTGAGATTCTATTAACTGCATAATTTTTCTCTGTATACTTCAAATGTTGGTGGCATAGGTTTATAAAACCCAACCTTTTCAAAAATTTCTTCACCGTTGTTGTTTACATCTACAAATGGAAATTGATGTTTTAGCATATATTGTCTTTGAGGATGTTTCCATTTTTTATAAATTTTTTTGTTTAACCATAAAGTTTCTTGCCACAATTTAGTATCTAAAAAGGGATAACGTATTTCTATACCATGAACTCCACAACAATACTCACAGGAATAAACATTATTATCATCAAAATCTACAACATAATTTAAATTATTCAACGTTTTAATTTTTTGATTAATTTCTGGACAACCTATAATATCCCCAGCTAACCCAGATAAGCATATTCTATACCCCTCTTCTCTGGCTGTTTTTAAAATAAGTCCTGCACCTAAAAAACCATATGTGTTGCGACATATTTTTTTAATTGTAGAATTTATATTATGATCATAATATGTGTACTCATACGGTTCACATTTTTTGTATATGTTGGAACATATTTTTATATGATCCATTAAATTGGGATCTATAAATTGTTTATTTTTAATGTTTGGTATTTTAATTTCTATATTTTCAATGTCTGGAGGAGTCTTGGCTTTCATGTCATGTCTCCATAACAATACATTGCTAGGCGTATCCAATACATTAACAGAATACATTTTAAAATCTATATCATTAGCAACTAATGCACAACTAATACATCCGCTATCATATCCCTCACTTACACCCATCATTACCGGTTTGAGACTAATAGCTCTTTTTTTAACACTTTGTTCAAATGCTAAGTTCCAATCTTCAAAAGAATCTTTATATTCGTTGTCTATATCAAAAACTGATATGACTTTCTTTTCTAGAGATTTTGTTTTTATGTCAAAAATAAACCATTCGTTTCCATCTACTTGTTTAATATTTTTTATATCTAATTTTTCTAAGGCACTTTTATAACTAGCAAAATGATATCCATTATCTAAACTGTAAAAGAGAGGTTTACACCCAAAAGTGTCTACACCAAATATAATTTTTTGTTTTTTTAAATCTATTAATACTATAGCAAATTCACCGTCTAATTTTTGTAAAAAATAATCTCCATAATTTTGATAAGAAGGTATTAAACAAAATCCATCAGAAATAGCATCTGGGTTAAGATCTGAATAATTGTAAATTTCACCATTGTATATAGCCAAGATATCATCTTTTATAAAAGGTTGTAAAGTAAACTCTCCAGTAATGCTTAATAAATTGTGTAATAAAGTTATACCGTTATATTCTTTAACATTAGTAGCATCTGGGCCTCGATACTTCTGATAATAGTTGGCTTCTAATAATTTTTCTCTAGAAACCTCTTTAGTGGTAACCAAAAAACTACACATGGAAACTAATTACTGGATGCCTATATATTAACAATGCAAGATTATTTTAGCTTAGTTCCTTGGACTGGAATATACCTAAGAACAGACGGAAACGCTTATCCCTGTGAGAGTGTTGCTTGGGAAGGGAATAATGATTATTGTGTCGGTAACATCAGAAATCATTCTTTTGAAGAGATGTGGAATCATGAAGTTTATCGTAAAATGCGCTTAGAAGTCTTAAAGACTAAAAAATGTTCTATAGACAATGAACTGACTAATTCTTGTACCTATTTGCAAAAAAGACATCTATATAATCAAGATATAAATTATTATAAACAAAACACAAAAGAAGACGGAAGCTTTGATTTTAATCTTAAAAAAATAGATTTAGAGAGATCTAATATATGTAATTTAGCTTGTGTATATTGTAACCCTACAAGCAGCTCTAGTTGGGCAAAAAAGTTAAAAACAGAACCCTTGGGTCGAATACCTGATGAGATATATTGGAAACGTTTAGATCCGGTATTGCCTTATCTAGAAGAAATAGCATTTGCTGGTGGTGAACCTGTTTTAGATGTTTTTAATGAACAAATTTTAGACAAATTAATATCTATGAATAGATTTATTAATGTTAACATGTCTACCAATGTAACATATGATTTAGAAAAACGTATTTCGATGTTTCAAAAATTAGAGAAGTTTCAAACCCGTATATTTTGTAGTGTAGATTCTTGGGGTAAAACTTTTGAAACTATTAGAGAAAATTCTCAATGGGATTTAGTTTTTAATAATTTAAAACAATTAAAACCAATGAATTTTAAATTATTATTTTGTATTACAATAAGTGTGTTGAATTGCTTTTCTTTAAAAGAATATCATGAATTTTTAATGAAAAATAGTTTAGCAGAAATAGATTCTATACGATATCAGCCAGTGTGTCATCCGGCTTGGTTGAGTATACGTAATTTATCAGAACACAAAAAGAAACAATTAAAATATTATTTTTTAATGTATATAAGTTTTCTTAAAAAATTAGAAGCAGAAAGGGGACAAGAACTGGATGTTTGGTGTAATTTTAAACCAGTGTCTGAAGCCTTGATGGAGCTGATAACAAAATATCTGCATAGTAAAAACGGTTCTGAAAACTTTTTAGAAGAATTGACAGATAAATTAAATCTTGACAATTCCTTTTTAGAAACCGTTAAACTAAGATAAAGGTTTGTAGTCTACATTAATAGAATCCATTGTGGCTACATAAAATCTAGCTTCAGAACTTGAATTAGATATGTCTAATTCCGAATCTCCTTTATAGATAAAATAATCTCCTCTTTGTTTGAGAACTTTTTGTTCTCCATTAACTTTAACTGTAAAGTTACCATCTATGTCATTAAGCAAAATGCTTATTAATACAGAGTCTTCAAATTTATAAGACTGAAGAGAAGCATCTTTTTTAAAAGTAAAAACCCAACTAGAAATAGTTGTGCTTGGAATAAGAAGTTTAATATTAGTAAAAAGAGGCAAATAATTATAGTAATAGTAATTCGGATCTACTAAATTTAAAAAATCTGGATTTTGGCTTATAGAATCAAAAACATCTACACAGATGTTAAACAATTCTTCCGGGGCATCTGGTTCTGTTTTAATTTTCTGATTTTGATTAATTAAAGTGGTATAAATTTTAATTTGATTTTCTTCCTTTATAGTCTTTAGTTTAACATTTTCTGTCAAAGGTAATTTTTGTAAATATTCGTTGTAATCTACATTGACCCATTCTATAAAATTATTGAGGTCTAAATTAAAGGAAGGTATCTCTGACAATTCTATAAAATTTCTCATATACTGTATTTATTAAAAGGTAATTTATATCAAATCAAAATCTTGTATATTAGCTGCAAACGTTAAAAATTTAGCCTCTTTGCCTAAAAAGTTTGCTCCGTGGGGGTAAATTCCATTAAAAATACAATAATCACCCTTCTTGTTGAGTATTTTTTCTTCACCGTTTACGTGTACTATAAATTTTCCTTCTATGTCTTCTAAAAGAAAATGAATCATTATTGTAGTGTGACCGTGGCCTTCTTTTTCATCTACTAAAGCTCCATTTTTATAGAAGAAAACCCAGGCAGTCCTCAATTGTTCTGGAAAGAGGTTGATGGTTTTGTAAAACAATGATTTGTCTTGAGAAGGAAAAGGAGGACCAACTATTTCATCTATCTCTTTAGCTTTAATTCCATTTCCTCCTTCATAATTTTGTTCTGGGCCATCTACTGTAAAGTTAAAAAGTTCATTGTCACTACCAGAACACGGGCAATGAACTTTTTGATCAAAATAGAACGGCACAGCATACATTTTAATAAAATCTGTTTGTTGTATTTTATTGTATTTTGTTTTTTGTTCTGGGGGTAATTTAAGAAAAAAATCAGACAAATCTTCTAAAGCTGCTTCTATAAGATTAGATTTAACATTTAACAACCACGGAACTTCATTTATATCTATAAAATTTTTCATATTAAAATTCTGACCCTATCACCAATAAAATTCTGTTCTCATCTCCGCGCTCTATAGCTATATGGTTGTACGAGGAATCAAACACTAATAAAGGTTCTTCTTCATTAAGGTGTACTGTATGACCTTCGGCTTGAATTTCCATATATTTGTCTGCTTTATTTAAATTGAAAGAAGACAAATAAAATTGAGGGTGTACGTGGGGATCAAACCAAGTACCTGGCTTAAATTCTATAAACATGGCTTGCCATAATTTAGGTACATGTTGAGTGACTAAATCGTAAGATTCTTTCAATAAATAAAGCAAATCATCATCTGAAAAATAAAAAAAATCAAACATTTTTTGTAACCTTTTTTCGTGTCTAATATAAGACCTTTCTTCTGGTGTCATTTGGTATGTGGGGGCACATATACCATTATAATATCCTACGTCTTCTTTCTTCTTCCTTAAAGGAGTATTTCTAGTAAAGAACGGTACGGAGAAAGCTTTAATTAATGGACAAGTTTCCATGTTGTTTAAATGTTCAGAAACAACCGGATATTCTGAATGGACTACTTTTTTGTAATTTAAATATTCATTAAGAAAAATGTCTTTTTTTTCTAAAAGAAAAGAGGCCCATTGTAAATTTTCTGGTAAATTGTTTAAAGTATAAAGTATCATAATTGGCCTGAATAATAATGGTATTTAGGGACCAGAGTCTATAGAATCAACTCCTTAAAATGTTTGATAAATTTTATGTTTTTAAAATTTAATAAATTTTCTTTTAAAAACAAATTATATTGATTTTTGTTTTCTTCTTCTGAAAATCCCCAATGACCCCATTTACCATTATAAAGAGTTTCTATTATTTTATCTATTACAGTCAACGGAGATTCTCTGTTTGGAAATGGGTCTAAATCTGTTCCTAACCAATTTTTATATTCTAACAATTTTTCCTTTATAGAATCTTTAATTTTAAGAGGCAAAATGCTATATCGATATTTAAAGGGGCCGTGGAGGTTGTAATATCTTATGTTGTCTTTTTTAATTAAATTTTCTTGGTACAATTCTTTATGAAATTCTGGATAATAGTATAAATTAAATATACTCATTACAGACTGTAAAATAAATGGTATTTGTTTATCATTTATTTGTTTAATAGTGTTTTTTATGGTTTGAGAATTTGAATTAGTTCTAATAAATTCTCCTCTAGGTCCGCTCAAATCCCAACTACCAAAAACTATGACATCTTTAAAATGCTTTAATAAATCATATATATTTTGGCCCATATAATCTGTCTTCATTAAATTGGTAATAAACCTTATTCTAACATTAGTTTTGTTATCTTTTAACAATTTGTTTAAAAAATAATATGTAGATTTTTGTATTACAGGTTCACCAGAAGCAAACCATATTTCTTGAACCGTATCATAATTTTTATCATATAAAGATATTAAATCTTCGTAAGGTAATCCTCTTTTAACTTCTTTAGTTTCATCCCATAAATTGCTATATTGAAAAGAACAATATTTGCATTTTAAATTACAAATGTTACTTTCTATTAAATTCCAAGCTATAAAATTATATTCAGCAGTTCCATCTTCTAGAGTGTTTAAAATAGATTTTTCAGCTTTATCTATTAAATCTAAGCCAAAATATTTTTTACAAGAATTAAGACATCCGTTACATTCCTTGAAACAAGAATCTATATATTCGTTCTTGAGCATTTTTACTCGTAATTCTCTTAAAACTTTGCTGTTCCACAGAGTTTCAGGAGATTCTTTCGTAGAACCCAGACACATGTCTTTATTACCAGCTAAAGACGGACAGGGATAGACAAATCCGTCTGTGAAATAATACAAATGAACCCAGGGTACTATACAAAAATTGGGTTTATTTGTTATATCTTTAATAGTTTTCACTCTGGATAAAAGAAATGAAAGGATTTGGGGCTAAAATAGGTGGCCAGCAGTAAAGAATTAAATCTTTAGCTATTTCTTGATCTTTAAATATAGAATAATCTTCTGCTACCGTGTCTAAAAATTCTTTAATAGAAGAAACTTCGTCAGAAACCGATTCTGCATCTTGATTAAATTCTGCAAATTCTTTGTCTAAAGCAGATTTTTCCTTTTCTACGTGTTTACGTATTAGTTTCATCATTTGCTCTTTACAATAATCTAGGTCTTTAATCTTATTAACATCAAATATACCCAAAATAAGCATTATCTTTTTGGTTTCTAGATTTATATCTTTATTGGCAAATAGCTTTAAAGTTTCTAAAGTAAAATGTTCTTCTTCGTAGTCTTTAATAAAAACATTTTTCCGTATCAATTTTAACATAAAATATACGGATTCTAAATTTTTTAATTGAGTATGATCTTGAAAAGATTCTTCTACAATTTTTAGCTGGTTAGGAGATAAAATTTCTTTAACTGCTTTGAAATAGTTTTTATTCATCTGAGCCAAATTGGCTGGAACTATGTCATACGTTTTAGAAGAAATTCTATTCTCGTCTGTGTCATATTCGTAATAGGTAATATGACCATAATAAATTTTTTCGACCTTTTCAGTGATGAAATTATAAGCCTCAAAAAATATTGGATTCCTGAGTAAAGGTCTATTTGTATAATTAGAATTACATGTAAAAAATTTATTCCAAGTTTGATTATTATTGGAATAAACTATATTTACTATAGTTTTATCTAGAGCATCATCTATAATAGATTTGATATGACTAATCATATTAGAACATATCTAATTACATTCCAATTCTAAAATAGAACCGTGTTAGTTAGGAATGTTGTAAAGAGGCATCATGTAGTCTTTACCATTTACTGTCACTCTTAAATAATTGGCTATAGACCCAGCAGCGGTTGCACCGGGCTCTAAAGCCAACGGATTAGAGTTAGAACCCAATGCTAAACTGGTGTTTAAAGTGGTTGTAGCATTTTGTCCAATAGCTATACCAGCTCCAGGTGTAAAGTATCCAGTTATGAATTGAGCTGGAGGAGAAGATTTTATAGCCACACGAGATAATCGATAAGTGAATCTATTTATAACTTGAGTAATAACAACTGGGTGTACTTTACCATCTCCTTCGTCTTTAACATTTTCTGGGAAAGTGCCGAAGTAATCTTCTATAACAGTTCCTGGCCAGTTAAAGACTTGATAGGATGCTGGTGTAGTACTTGTGTCATCTAGTGGTATAAGGGTACCATCTTCTTTTTTACCTATTTTAACATATTGTGGTACTAAAATGTCAGCTAAATAATCTCCAACTCGTAAAGCAGAAATAGAAGTAACCACACTGCTTAATCCAATACCAGTAAGAGTCATTATGTCTGAACCAGTAGTTAATTGTATTGGTAAAGCAAATCGATAATCTGTTTGTTGGAAACGAGCTGTAAGGCGGGATGTACCGGTAGATGTGTAATTGACTGCACCCGGGAATGGTTTTGAAAGAGCCACACGAGTTTCATCTAAAATAGAAGTAATGTAGGTATTGGGGGCAAACAAATTATTTGCATTTCCGAATACAAATCCTTCTACCAACATACCAATTTTCATCTTATATCCTGGATCAATTTTTAATCTAGCATAAGTTAAATTGTTTCTATAATTGCTTAATGTAGAACCTTCTACTAAACCGTCATAAACTAACATTGCTAAATTTCTGCCAACTGTAGCCTTTTCTAATTCCATGTCATATACTATAGCTGTTGGAATTGTTTTGTTGGGGTTAGTTTCTGTGTTAGGCCTGTAAAGGTCAAAATAACTCTTATCACCGGTGTTAACGTTCCAAACACTGGTTTGTATTTGACTTTCATCTGTTATTAAATCTGTAAGTCTTGTATCTTGAGTAGAACCAGATACAAACACTCGAGCACCTACTGGATCAGATTGTATGGCGTATAACTCAACTGCACTGGTGAAAAGAGTTTCAACTGAGGTTTCTGCAGCATTTAATCTTTCCACATAATGAATGTAGCCAGCATCATTATTTTCTGTTTCTTGCTTTCTAGCATAATAAACACGACCAGTGTTATCAGAAGATACGTCTATAATTGGTCCTGTGTTAGGTGAAGTAAGGAACAGACTGCTGAGATTTGCAACGGCTACGGTACTTAAACGGGCTGTAAATCCAGTTCCTTTGGGATTAAAGATTTTTCTAACTCTATTGTTAGCAGAGTCTGCTACATATAATATACCGTCTGGGGCCACGGCACCCCAAGGAGTAACTGCAGATGTGTTGGTGTTTAAAGTTAAACGTACAGGCTTATTTAAAGAACCGTAAGAACCAATAGCGTGATCTGAAGTTCCAATTCCTACATTATTTAAATTTAAAACTCCGGTAGTTACTGGAGTTGGATTATCATCAAACAATCTAGCTTGTACTGCAGATTGTGTAAAAGGCCAATCTGCTGGGAAATTAGCAGAATTTACAACCCCAAAAGGAGTTGGTAAAGACTCATACAAAGGAGTATAAGCAAACGGACGCTGACCGAAGTTGATATGAGCAACAGATGCTCTGGCTGCCAATGCTCCTAAACGGATAAGAGGATAAACAGTTCCAGTAATTCCTGTAAATGCTACCCCTTGAGATATACCATTTTTATAAAAAGTTAAAGAACCGTTTGTGGATAAAAGAACACTAATGACGTCCCCAATGCTGTAAGGTAAACCGTAAGCGGAACCAGTTCCTCCTGTGAATTTTCGACCATCACTAAAATAACCATTAATGCCAGTTGCTCCGGTAGTTTGGGTAATATCTGAAGTTACACCTACAATAACCCCGGATGCATTTAGATCTGATATAGTAACTTCCCAATACCAATTCCTGCTTCTATCTAATGGAATGTTACCATAACGATGGGCTCCAGTAGTTGTTGCAGCTAAAGCTGTGGACATGGTAAGATTGCCGTTAGATAAACTGGTATTTGTCAGATCTCCGTTTGCTGGATTTAACGTAGCAAAGTTACCAACAGCTTGTCGAGGCTTTCCGGTTAGTATATTTGCTATAGATATTTGGTTAAGAGGAGTATCTGAACAACGATTATAAAGAGCCATTAGAAATGAGCTGGTATAAACCGGCACATCATCTACAATAATGCAAGACAACCAAAAATCTCTAGGTGCTGTTGTATCTCCGTGTCCAATAGTAATAGAGGTAAGGGTGGTTACCCCTAAATTAACTTTACTAAATTGAACTCCAGTGGCAACTCCGGGCACAGTTTGAGATGTTCCAGTAATATTTGCTCTAATAGATCCCGGAGAAGCCCATGCTAAATAACAATAAGCTTCTATTTTAGAGGTTGCTACTATAGGCCTTGAGAAATAAAGGGTAATAGCATTGGCGCCCGCGACAGCTGTTGCCTTGGCTATAGAATAACGATAAGCATTAGTATTGTCTGTAGAGGCGGGTAAAGTGGCGTTACCAAAAGCTCCGACACCATTTCTAGAATCCCAACCACTCAGTTCTGTTACAGTAGAGGAACCGGTGGTGCCGGTGAGGCTGAAAGAAACGATATTAGTTGGTGTAAAATTGTTGCCCCTGCCTGATGAATCTCCACCTATATCTGAGGCTACTACGTAAAATTTTAAATAAAATCCATTGGTTCCATAACTACCACTATACTCCTTAGGAGACCATATTTTATAATTTTGTAATACAGCATCTGTAGAGTAATCATAAGTTCCAAAAGAACTTGCTGGTAAGGCTAGTCCGTCTACAAAAATGGCCTCTGTCATGTATCCATCAAATGCTGCTGTGGGTGCTAAAGAGGTACCCCTGCCCAATTCATGAACTACAGATGCATTCCATCCATAATCTGTATTTAAAATTAATGGTCTATAGGTGCTAAAAGATCTTACGATAGAACCATTTACATAAATACGTAATCTATCAGATTCTACAGGTTGTGTGGTATCCATAGCAACCACTATATGATACCAAGTATTGGTGTCTGTAAAGGTTTGTGTGGTTTTAGCAAATACGTTGGCTGGTATTTGAGCACCTAAACCACTTACTACTAACGTATTGTCTGTACCAAAATAAATATAACCTTCTGAAAATTCAGAATTTGGTGTAGCTGCTGTGGGGGCAAATAAAACTTGAGGTGTAGTTGTAGATAAAGTTCCGCGTTTAACCCAAGCACTCCAGGTCCATGTTTTGCGGTTTCCACTGGCAAATGTTCTACTCAAATAAGTAGGAGCCAATACACCTGAGGAACGAAAACGTAACGAATTAATTGTGAGTAAAGAATCGTTTCCTCTTAAATTGTTAAGATCGAGGCTAGATGGAATTCTATTTATAGAAGACGGGCTTTGTACTTCAAAATCATAATACTTGGTTCTAGCTATAGCATCGGCTCCAGAATTAGCCCAAAAAGCCTGGGGAATAGCACTTAAGCTTCCGGCTAAGTTTGGACTAATTGTATTAGTAGTTAAATTTATACGTTTTACAGCATTGTCCATGCTATCTGCCACATATAAAGTATCAAAGTTTGAATTTAAAGTTAGACCACGTGGACGGTTAAAGAACGGTAATAAACCACCGGCAAATGGTCTGACACCGCCTTGATCAGCAAAATCAAATGGAGTGTTAGTCCCGGCTGTGCCCACTTCACCGTGCAGGTGTCTGTCTGTAGCAAATAAACCTGAGCTAGTTCTGCCATATTTTAAGGTGATAGGATTAATGTAGGGATTGAATGGATGATCTTCATCTGGTAATCCGGCCACACCAGCATATGTTTCAATTACCTGTGACCTGGTGTGATAACGCCTGATAACATCATTTTTAGTATCAGAGAAATAAACTTGAGTTACAACGTTTCCACTGTTAACTACAGCAAAGTCTCTAATTGGATATTTCGGAGCAGAGAATGAAATTTTGGGTGCTAAATTATCAATAATAGCAACTGGTCTTAAATTGGCTATGGTTGTGTTTATTGGAGTTGAATTGGGTACTGCATACGGGTTACCATAAACTGTACTGAGGCTGTAAACCCTTGTGGCAGAGACAGGTAGATCTATTCTACGTAATAAACCAACTTTGTCGTCTTTAGACACATCTAATAAGAACAAGCCATTTAATCCAGCCCCGTCAAAAGCTGCATTTTTGTAGAGCCCCGCTAAACCCATACAATTTACTAAAGAACCGTATAAACCGTAACGAGAATCTAATAATCTGTTATAGTTTACACTACCTACAATAGTTCTGCTAAATCCATCATGTGGATTCATGTAAGGTCCAGTGTTCAACATGCGGACCGCGTTTCTATATCTACCACTGGAATTGTTGGCTGGAGCCGGAGTATTCCATCCCCAGAAAGTTGGAGAAGATCCCAAAACTGTGTGGCTGCTAGCTGTTTGGAATGTAGTTGTGGCACTGGCAAGATCTGGAGAAGATGTCAAGACATATAACTGATTAGAAGCAGCATTAGTTTGAGTTCCCCATGTTAATTGGGTGATGTTGTGGTAGAAAACAAATTCTCCCGGGCCAGACATTACATTATGTAATTTAAGGTAAGCATGATGTGGGTGGGCTGACAACATGTTTACACCGGATATTCTACCAGAAAATACTTCAAACCAGTCTCCATTGTTGGGATGACGAGCGTTGTTGAAGGATGCGTTAGTTGATGGATATGCTACAGAATTTACTATAGGAACTGCAGAAGCTGGTCTGTTGTTCAAAGCCATTGAATAGCCTAAATAATCTAAAACTAATCCATCAGGAGAAATTTTTCTAATAGTTGAATTGGCCGTTTCAGAAACATACAGATTACCACTAGGATCTACAGAAATACCATTGGCATCATATAAACCAATTCTCTGAGCTGGTAACCTTGTTCGTGGATTTGCGGGGTAATAATAACCAAATCCGCGATTAATTTGATCTGTTAAAGAAGTGCCTCCAACTAAAGTAGATACTCTAACTCGAGTTATGTCATAAACTCCACCAGCTCTAGGCACGCTTGTTGTCAAAACTAATTTTCTAACATAACTTATAGAACTTCCTTGATTTAATAAAGTTGGTGCTACATTGGGATTACCAGAAGGTGTGTTAAAGGAGAGATTAGCTGCTACAGCGGGAGATCCAACTATAGATGTGTCTGTTACATAAAGATGTGTTTCTGTGTTAGATATTTCTTTGATAGCGATGCCTCTAGGGCCTAGGAACCTGGGCGATTCATTTGTAATTAAAGCAGCAGAATCTATAGAATCAAGCCCTCCATCTATTCTTCCACTGTTATTATTGCCAGCAACTGTAACGGTGGCTCCGGTTACAGTGTCTACTCGTCTAATTCTATAATTTAAAGTGTCTGTGACATATAAATATCTTCCATTAGAACTTAAAGCTAAACCGTAAGGAGCTTTAAACCTAGAAGCAGACCCAGAACTGGCATCTTGGTAACTTCCGTCTACGTCATGAGGCAAAGCACCGGCTAAGAGAGTTACTGTGCGATCTACCAAGTTCATTCTCTTAATAGTGTTTGTACCAGTGTCGGCTATGTATAAAATTCTAGCATTACTATCAACTGCTAATCCACGAGGTTGGAAGAAAGTTGTAATCAAAGCAGCTTGAGGTGAATTATAAACGTTAGTCGGCCAAGAAGGGTTAACAGTGGTTTGACCAACCCCTGCAAAAGCTGGCCAGATCTGTATATATGAATGATTTCCATACACATCATCTAAGGCAACTGCAGACAAGCAATGTATAGTACCGTTGTTTACACAAGATATATAAATGTTGTCATTATTATCCATCGTGATACCAACTCCATAACGATGGTCCGCTTCACTGGCTCCTAAATTATTTGAAGATAACGTACTGCCAAAATGGCTAGCTGGAAGGGTTGGTCTTAAAGGAGAGATTAATCTCTTATATCCATGTTGAGTTACCTTGTAGACACTGGTTGGTGCTCCTTCAGTTGTTAAAGTTGCGCGGGATCTCATGGTTCCGGCCGGAGCTACTCCTTTAACATTTCCCAATTGCTGGTCACCGTGTATGTTGGAATCTACGATTACAAGTTCTCCAGTACGAGGGCTTATAGTCATTTGTTGCGGATATCTTAAATTAGGATATGCTGTTCCGTGAATTGCAGTGTTGTTAGATACTGCATAAGAAGATTTTGCTAAACTATATGTATTAGCTGGTAAAAATGCAGTTGTACCGGCTGGTATTTTAATAATTAAATCACTTAAGATTGTACCTGCATCTTTTAAGTTTTTAGCATCGTATGTAGTTGTCGGGGTTGCTGCTGCTCTGGCAGCAACAAAAATGTTTCCAGCCGGGTCTCTAGTTAAATTTACTATTTCTGTAATAGTTTTATTATCTAAAGCAGATTGATCACCTCTACGAGATACTTTGCTCAAGGAAGCCCTTGGAGTCACACTAAGCCCAACCCCAGCTGCATTTACTTCCACATCCCAAATTACAAAACCATAAGAAGGACCAAAATCTCCGTCCAACATTAATTCTGAAGCGGTCGCATTATTAGAATTTAAAGTAGTTGCTCCATAATCTGTTTTAATTACAGTCGGAAAGCGTTTAGAATTTGCAAAAGTTAAATACCTTTTTGGTGTGGCTGCTCCATCAGTAACATAATTAATGTGCTTGGGTGCGTAGTATTGAGCACTTGTTAAACCTGTAATATTGTTGAAAATGTAAGGTATACCTATTTCTCCTACGAAACCGGATATACCACTAAGACCCGAATTAATCCCCGCGGCGTTGTTAATAGTTAAACCAGATCTTTTACCGGTTGCTATTTCTAATTTGAAAACTACATGATCTATGGAATCTGTAACATATACATAAACTCCGTCAGTTGTAGTAGAATAGCGACTAGATTGATTTCTAGAAATAATTGGTCCTATAGAATTGCTAGCTGCAGAATTGACCGAAGCTCCAACAATAGTAGAAGTTGCACCGGTTGCTAAATTAACTTTACGTATAGCCCCCAAGTCACCAGAGCTGTTATCATCTTCAAAAATGTAAGCAAATCCGGTGTTGTCTGTTACAATTTTGCGAGGTTGTCTTGGGAATGTTGGCACCTGAGTAATACAAGCTGTAGATGTACTGACTCCGGGAGCGTATCCATCTATTAAACCGGATTCAAACCCACAAGCTAAAGAGCTAGAAGAATTTGCCATACACCCAAAGGCGCCAATTGATAAATTTTTTGATTGGGTGTAAGTTCCTACTAAAGGTTCTTGACTTGTAGAACAAATAGACAAAATACTAGATCCGCCATCTATTGCTGCATCATTATAACAAATGAAAGGATGGGTAAATTTAAGTAACGTATTATCTATGGAAGCATTAGCCACTTTAGACAAAACTATACGATATCTCCCGTCGCAATGCCATGCTCTGTTGACATTGTTTTGACCCGGAATGGGACTTCCTAAACATGCTTCATCTTTATATACACTTGTAATAACAGTGTCTGTTGGAATACCGCAACCACATACATTAGTTTTTGGTGCAAATAAAGAAACGTCTATATTATAACCTAAACCAATGTCACATATGACTTCTGAACCATTTATAGTTTTGGCTACAGCTGCGTGATGAATAAAAGAACAATAATCTAAAAATATGCTGTTAGCTGTATTATTGAATAAAGGAGAGCTGCTTGGATCTAAAGGAATAGAAGGAATACTGAATCCAGCTTTTACAGTGTCATTAACATCATTTACACAAAGACCTCTTATTTTCGCGTCTGGACCAATTGCTATAGAGCCCCAAGTAGTTGCACCAGAATTAGATCCTAACACTGTCCCATAACAACGGGCCCAAGCACCACAACCAATAGAGGTTGATCCAGTACAAGCCAAGCTATTATATCCATAAGCAGAACTACACTTTTGAGCATAGCTGCCTTCCGCAAAGGCAGTTCCATACTGACATGCTGTAGAACATCTTCCTATAGCTGTACTAGATGAGGTGGTATTAACATTTTGACCAATACTCATTGAATTGGTATTGGCATTAATACAAATACCAATTGCTAAGGAACAGACAGAAGCACTACTACGAGAACCAATAGCAATAGACTCGTTAGCTGCTGAAGAGTTGTAACCAAGAGCTACAGAATAGTTACTAGATCTGGCTAAATTGCCCATAGCTACAGAATAGCCATCTGAACAAGAATTTGATCCTACTGTAGCACTTTCACATCCAGCTATAGTTTCAGTTCCTACAGAGGTACCACCGTGAGCAGTTCCTTTAGCCTTAAAGCCGATAATAGTAGAATTATTAGAAGTAGATTCGACGCCGCAACCTATTAAAATTTGGTTATTAGCTGTTGCTTTAATTCCATCTCCCACCACAACAGATCCTTCACAAATTGCTTCTGATAAAGATCCAATAGCAACTGCATGTGTGGCCGCTTTAGCTTGATATCCTATAGAAATAGCAGCATGAGAAGAGATGGCGGCTTCACCAATAGCAACTGAAGAAACAGCTCCAAGAGCACATGTACCTATTACGGTGTCTGACTCCTTTGCTATGGAACAATATCCGACCGCCACGGAGAAACAATCATTAGCACAGCTTTCATGTCCTAAGGCAGTGCCACATTGTGCAGAAAAGGAATCTCTTCCTATAGCAACACCAGCAAAATTACTTTTTGCGTTATGACCAACTGCAACACCACCATCTGTAGCACAAGAACAAGCTCCAACTGACACCCCACACTGCTCCCCACAAGCTCCTACACCAACACCGACGCCTTGATTACTACCGTCCGCGAACGCACCTAAAGCAGTACCAGCGACACAACCATCTGCATAAAGACCGACTGCCACACCACATCCACCAGAATTTGTAAAGTTACCGATCGATAAACCACAGTTTGAACTTTGAGCTCTTAAACCTATAGAAATACTATCTAAGCACGCACCGGCTGCAGATCCTATTACTGTACTATTATTTCTCGCATTAGTAAGTTGACCTATGGCTATAGCTGAAACAGCAGCCTTTGCGTTATAACCCATTGCCACAGAGTCTAACCCCGCACATGCTGCTATGCCAACTGTTACAGCGTCTACATTTCCTATAGCAGAATTTCCTAAGGTTACGGAGCTAGGACCATTACTACAAGAATAATATCCAATCACTAAGGACTCATTGTTTTTAGGTCCTAAAACGTGACCAATTTGTTGAGCCGCTGAGGCACAATTTGAGACGTCATAAGTTGCTAATTGTAATATAGCAGCTGGGCCTAAAACATTACGCAATTGCCCACCGTCACCCTGTAATACGGCTGCGCTTAAAGTGTTAAAACAGGCTTGGGTGCCTATAATCGGGCCTGTAAATGTACCACCGGCAAGAGGCATTTTGGTCACATCTGTTCCAAAAACATTTGTTAATAGAGAACCGTCACCACGAACTAATCCGCCACTTAAAGTATTAAAACATGCATTGGTTCCAACTACAGGACCGGTAAAGGTACCACCAGCAAGGGGCATCTTGGTTGTGTCTGTGCCAAAAACATTTCTTAATAAAGAACCGTCACCTTGAATGCAGCTTCCACTAACATAAGAAAATGTTGCTTGAGTGCCGGTAATAGCTCCGGTGAAAGTGCCACCGGTCACATCAATTTTTGTAGAATCTGGTGGGTGAGAGTGTAAACCTAAAGCAAATCTATAATTGCCAGCTGAATTGTAAGAACCTGTACCACTGTTACCGCCTGGTGTACTACTGCACATATTTCCAGTGTGGGCTTGGGATTTAACAAATTCTGTAGATGCTATGTTTCTAGAATTATCTTCTAACGCCGGTGTACTAGTCAAGCTAGCCGGGTGAACGTGATCTGCTCTGGCATAGGTAGATAAAGCGCCAGGAGACGCAGAACCTAAAGATGATGGTGAAGAGTTACCGGGTGTAGGTGCCCCAGGCACGTCGGCTAGAGTCAATGTTACATCTCCAGTTTTTCCAGCAACTGAACGAACGACGTTGCCTGTATAATTCAAAGAGCAAACACGACTAGCAGATAAAATTCCACCTACTGTAAAATTGCCAGATACGGCGGCACTGTTAGTAAGAATTTGCGGCTCTGATAGAAATTGATTAGGCATATTAAATTAACTTTCAATACTTACACATTAAGCCCCGTTCCAAAGTCGGATTAAACGATCTGTGCCATTAACTTTGACTCTGATAAACTCACCACTCGCGGTGACTGGAACTGTAACTGTAACAAAATTAGTGGCATCTACACATTTTGCCAATGAACATATAGTTCCAAGGCATGAAGAGAGATTACAAGTGTCGTCTATAGCTAGTTTAGATATAACTCCAATTTTTCCATTAATAGAAGCTACCCCTGTACTTTGTACTCCTTGCAAACCCGCACTTAAAGCATTTAAACAACTTGAAAGGTTGCAAGTGTCGTCTATAGCTAGTTTGGATATAACTCCTTGTTTACTATTAATAGAAATAACTGCCGGATTAGACCCACCACCGAAAAAACGATCTGCAATATCTATCCCACCACTCAATATACGACCCGTTGTACCAAAGGGAATGATAATGTCTTTATTACACATTAAGATAGTTCCGCTGGAACATACACATTTATTGATGTAAAGAGTGTCTAAGGTTACATTAGTTACTATTGTGCAGACACTGCTGGCTAACGGTGTTATAGAACATGCTGTAGCATTTATTATAGGAGAAGTAATGCTAGAGGTTGCTACAAGATTTAATGCTCCTATGCTAGATGTGGCACTTATTACTGGTGTAATTACACAAGTTCTGCCCTCTATTACGTTGCCACTAGATGTATTAGTAGCACAAATACCATCTGAGGATTTTATACATACAGTTTGAACACAACTAGAAGCACATACTATCGGTGCGGTTGAGCAGGTTCTACCTTCAGTAATATTGCCACTGATTAAACTTGTAGCACATATATTGCCGGAAGAATTAAGGTATCCAGTTTGTACACAAGAAGTGCCACAGATTATCGGTGAGCTAGTACAAATAGTGCCAACTGCTATTTGATATTTAGAACATGGTGTATCTGTACAAGTCGTACCACATATTGTCGGGGCAAATACATTTAAAGTTCCACAAATTAAAGGTGATCTTACTATTGTAGTAGCACATACTGTTGGTGTATTAACTATATTAGCGGCATTGACAGAATCTGTTGCACATACTATTCTACCACAAAGAAAATCTGTTTGTAAATTGCATCTAGAACTTAAATTATTAACATAGGTGTAATTAGAAGCTGTAGCATTTATGTTGCAACCTAAAACAAATGTATTGTCTCCAGAGACAGTGTTGCTACTGCCACCTAAAACAGAAGAACGGTTACCAGAAACATTATTACAGCAACCTCCGACTATAGATGAATTAGAGCCAGTTGCTACGTTTAAGGTGCCGGATCCGATAAAAGAACCAACATCTGCACAGTTTTGAACTCCAGACCCCACAACAGCACATGCCCCGGCTACATTACCAGATCCACTGCCCACTAATCCAAAAGACCCGGCAACACAGTTTGAAGAACCATTTAAAATGGTTCCGTTGATCCCAGAAGAGGTGATGATGTTTTGATTTCCGCCTAAAATAGCAGAATAATCAGCATTAGTTTTATTACTGTTGCCCGCTCCTATAATAGATCTAAATCCATTTACTACACAGTTGTTTGCACCCCCGGCTATAACAGAAGAGTTGCTGTCTACACAGTTTCCAGAACCAGAAACAATGGCACTGTAATCTTTCAAAGCCTGATTAGCTAAACCAGTTACTACAGCACTGTATTGAGCACATGTTATGTTTCCAAATCCTCCACCAATAACAGAAGCAGTGCCCCAATTGGTATTAGATTGGCCGGCCACAATTCCACTACATTCTCCGTTTACTACATTTTGTTTACCCGCTAATACACCAGAATAAGAAGAAGCAACTACTCCACTGCACCCAGCTACTATGGTGGAATAGGCTGCACTGTCACAAAGTTTATTATAAGCGCCTCCGGCTATGATATTATAACAACCACTAGCTGTGTTGTTTCGACCAGCTGCTATGCTGGTGTATTTTGTACTGCTTGAAGAAGTTTGATTGTTTAATCCACCTAAGATGGATGAATAGCAACCTCTAGTGTAGTTACAAACTCCGCCCACCACGACAGACCCACCGCCGTTTACACAGTTATAAGCTCCACCACCAATGAATGATAAATTAGAAATGGCAACACCACCAGCTACTCCAATTTGGTTACATTTACCCCCAACAACTACACTATTATCGTTGCCTACAACGTTACACAACCCACCCAATACGCTGGATTGACTTCCCCACACTATATTACCAATACCGCCGTTGATGTTAGAATAATAAGCACTTTGAGTGGTGTTATCATCATCAAACGGAGTGTTGGGTGGAATAATGTTGTAGTGGGGTTTAGTTGTAGCTACAAAACAAGGTTGAAGCAAGAGGTCATCCCAACCCACACAAGACAAATTAGTTCCAAAAGTATATGGACTATTAGCTAATACGTAATTTAAAATTACGCAAGCAGATACACCTTGAGTAGTAGGAGAAGAAGCTAAACAGGAAGCTGCTACAAATAACTCATTTCCTGATAGGGCGCGTGACCTGGTTAAATCTGTAATTCTTACGTCTGCCATTTGGTAATATTTATCCTAAAAACAATTACTCTATAGCCAAATACGTAATTTCTTCGTAGTTTTCTAGGTTGAGAGAATCGTATACAGAAATTTCTGGAAAAACTCGTATAAACCTTAAACGATATGCCGGATCTTGTTTGTTGAGAAAAGAAGATACAGTTAACACTCTATAAGGCTGAACTATATTTGGATCATAAGCCCCTTCTTCTAATCGATTTTCGTCTATAGCTAAATAAGGAAGATAAGAATTAATTTCTTCTACTTTATATTTATCATAATACACAGAATGACTTTCTGCCAAATTAATGCTTATTAAACCAAATTCTTTTGTTTCATTTTTAAGTAAAAAGGAAATATTATATCTTCCAGTGTCTGAGTTGCGAGTAATTTTGGGTGATTCTATGTAAGCATTAAACGGAGACCAATTGCGAGCAGAGCTAAAAGCTAAAGAAATACGGTGAAATAAAACTGTTTGCAAAGAACCAGTTTTGCAATCAAAGAGATTAACTATTAATACAAAACTAAATCTATCTGAAAAGTTTTTATTTTCATCTAAGGATAAAATATAAGCATAATATACCTTTTTAGAATTTGCATCATACCAATAATCGGTAGATGTCCCGTAAACCAAAGATCCAGTTTGTTTATAATAAATGGGTGTATATAAATTAGTAGTATTAAATGGTTTATAAGAATTATCTTCTAAAGATACCTTTTCAAAAATATAACCAGACTGGGTTTCTATAAAAATACAATCCTCAAACGTATCAAATCTTCGAATTTGATTAGAAGTTAGTTCATTATAAAAGGTAGGATAAACAGACGCATATTTTAAGTAAATTCCAGATAAACTAACACTGGCTGGTTGTTTAGTACCATCTAAAGTTCTTAACCACAGCTCTCCAGTTGTTAAATTTTGATTATAAGTGTTCATTATTCTGGGTTAATATTTAAAAACGGTGGTAATATTTTATAGGGTCTAAATGTTGGTACGTTTTGAGTAAAAACACTCGGAATTGTTGGTTTAGTTTTTTTCCATTTTACCAAAACTGGCAATAAGCAATCTGGATCAGAGCTTTCAAAATTGTATAAAATAGAATTATCTAAACCAAACATTCGAGTAGATGCTAGCTGTAAATCTGAAAAATAATTATTAACAGTTTCAGAATCTAAAGAAGGAGCAGAAAGGTTTAAATTAATTTTATAAGTTATATAATTTAAATTTTGTAAATTTTTAGACTGAACCCAAAATACTTTGACAGTAATGTTGAAAGTTTTTGATAATTCTTCTTGTAGGTAAAATTTTTTAGTTACTGGATAATTTCTAGGATCACCTATTTGTTGAGAAATGGCTAGGTTTCTGTCTGTTTGGGCAAATACTGGTCTTAATTTTTGAATTAAAGGTTCAGAACCGTCATCGAAATTATATTCTATGCGATATACCCGTGAATTAACTGGTATAGAGTATCGTGTATTGATAGTTAATTCATAAGGAGCTAATTTATTAGATATATTAACATCATAAGCACTTTGACTGGGATTAAGAGTCAAGGTGCCGGAGAATCGTGAAGAATTCATAAAAAAATTAAGCTAAATAAGTAGAAAAGTCTGTGGGTGGGTATACAAAATCTGTAGAACCTCCTGAAAATGCACTATTGGTTTCTAAGCAATATAAAAATACTCGAGAATAAATGTCTTGTATTAAAATACCATTAATAATTGAACCAGTTGCATCTGCACAAAATTCTGCTCTAACTACATTTGCTATAGGAACTGTTCTAAAAGAGCTTGGTCTTATAAAGTTTACAAAATCAGAATATTGAACTGGGTTTTTATATCCTGCTAAATGTAAATATCCATTAGAAGTTATAACTCCCAATAAATGTAAACCAGTACTATTATTAACAACCCGCGAAGGAACAATTTTAGTGGGTACTCCTAATTGATCTGCACCAGATCCAAAAGAAGTAATTTTAGTAGGTACCTTAATTACATTGTTAGGTGCTCCTAAAACTCCAGCTACTGCATAGTCACCGGTAAGTTGTCCTGCATTGTTACTTCCCCAGCCGTAAAACCCGTCTGTTGTTATAGCTGCAAATGTAGCACATGATATGGTATTATTCACTTCTCCACCACCACCACTTACTTTAAATTCTAAAACATTATTTAAATTTGGGATGGTTACAAAAGAATTATATACAGAATCTTTGTCTAAAGCTGGTTGATTAACTGAGACGTTTTGAGCAGAAAGACTTCCCAAAGCCCAATGTGGCCCGTTGAGGCCTGCAACTCTTATTTGTTTAGCAGATGTTAAAAGGAAGGTAGATTGCCAGTGATAATGATTACCGTTTACTATGTCTATAATATCTGTTAAGGGAGCGTTACCACTATTTGGGTCTCCGTTTAAACATTGAACAAATCCTCTAATTTCTTTTCTCCAATCTGTGTCTTGAGCATTTACCCCTACTCCTAATTGATAATATCTATTAAGCCCAGAAGCATAAACTGTTCCATTATCTTTTAAAATATGACAACTGCCTTTCCAAAATGGTAAAGTATTAGAAGAAGCATTATAAGATGTGTATATAGTTCTGGTTGGATCTGCTTCAAATGAAAAATATATTTTCTTTACCCCAGACATGAATGGTCCAGACACTCCTTGGGGTGTTACTGGAGTAGTGACTACTTGACCGTAAAGTGCACCGGAATAATCCGGTGCTCCAAACATATTGCGATAATTAAATCCCCACACAAACGCTCGGCCATTATTGGTTATAGCTCCAAAGGCCGCTTCTACTCTTTTTAAATTTTCATTATAAGAACTTGCCACTACAATTTTTTCTATAAAAAGATTGTCGGGTATAGGTACTTTATAAAATTGAAATAATCGACTATAATGAACCGGAAGCCCGGTTTTAGGGTCTGGGTAAGTTTGGTTTACCCCTAACATACCAGCTGTATTATAACCCATCGCCCACAGGGTTCCATCCGTTAATAATGCCACTGTAACATGAGCGGTGTGAACAATTTCTTTAATCTTAATATTGTTTTGTAAATTTTTTAATAAATAATTTCCATTAAAGGGCAGACTGATGGGTGGCCATACCCGAGTTCTATTAGTTCCAGGGGCAAGGTGAGAATTAGCTCCCCAAGCCAATACCCTGTTATCTGATGTAGTTACTACACCAGTTTGAAGATTGCCTAAGTGAGTAGCTAAATTTGTAATTGTGGGTCTAGAATTAAAGGAGGTTTCTAGAATTGTCCCGTCTTTAAAGGTAATATTTTGAGCCGAAACCACCCCTGTAAAAGAAACATTTCCTCCTACTAATTGAGTCTGAGAAGACGGTAAATTTGTTTTTAATAAACCAAATGTTTCTAATTGACCAGTTGATTCATTGATCCGAACTGTGGAATTATCTACTTTAACAGCCAGGTTGGGTAAGGAAGATGTGGTGCCAGCAGAACATATTAAACCACTATTGCTTGCTATAGTGTAACCAGAGACAATTTTGCCGTCTTTTATTAAAACTGAAGAACCGTCTACATTAGCACTGACTGAATTGGTGGTAGAGCCTAGTGTTAATCCACTATTTAAGCCGTTAAAACAATAATTTCCAGCTATTTGACCAGAATTGTTTAGTTTTATCGTACAATTGTCTACATAAGCGTTAACTGTATTGTTGAATGTATTAGAAGAGAGTCCTGCTCCAAAAGCATATGTTGAAGCCAAAGATAAAGCTCCTTGTTCATTATACACAATAGTAGAATTGTCTACTTTAGCAGATACTGTGTATGTGGAAGTACTTCCGACGGAACATTTTAAAACTGCCTGTAAACCACGATCAAATTCATAGTAATTAACATTGCCGTATACACTAACTTGTATGCCACTAGTATTGCTCAGAGCTGCTAAAGAGCATAAAGAATCATAAAAAGTCTTATAAGCCACAGATATACGTTGGCTGTTGTCTAAAACTAATGTATTATTGTCTATATTTAAGTTTACTGTATTAAATTGTGATCCTACTGATTCTGTTAAGCCTGTTCCAAAACAATATGTAGGGGGCAATACTAAAGCTCCTGCTGAAGTTTGAACAAAATTACTATTAATAGATCCAGTTACTAATAAATCTCCTACAATACAAGCATTTCCGTATCCTTTGAGGGAGTGTTCTCCGCGGGTAACCAATCCGGTATCACTTCCATAAAAACAAGCTCCGTATGTATTTGCATTATTATGAGCACTAAGGGCTCCCTTCAAAATAAAATCACCCAAAAACGGAGACTCTGGGCTGGCTATTGGATCATGTCCAGCATCTGGATTAATACCACTTGTGTTGGTGTGGTGGTTATGACGGTGATATTTAGAATGAAAGCGATTGCTCATATTTTTTTAATATTTATTCCAGTTTATTTACTTTAATTCCGTTGCAGCATGGAGACACTGCTTCAGACCATTTTTTACCCGGGGCATAATTCAGTGGAAAGTTTGGATCTAACTCTGTATATGTTATGGGGTTAATTCCACAAATTTTAACAGTTGGTATGTTTAAATTACCACTTGAGGTAGATTTCCAGGACCAACAAAACGGCTCCGGACATTCTACATAAGCACCAGAACCCTCAGTGCGTGTGTTGGCTGCTTCTTTAATAGTTAAAAAATCTGCTATTTTAGCTAAAGATTTATACATTTTAGAAAATTCACGATTTAAAACTTGGGGTATATGTAATTCGTTGACTGCTATTTTAATGTTGTCATTTTCTACATCTGGATGCAAAGTAGGTTGGTCTAATTTAGATATAGGCACTAAACCAAAATATATAGTTTTGCTGTATGGATCTATAAATTTTTGAAATTGAGAATTTAAAATGTTTCTAAACATTTTAATGTTTTGATTCATTTTTAATAAACTAAGATTGTAACTCTTGTCATCTGCAAAATCGTCTCTTTTTAATAAAATTTGATCTAAAGACCAATAATTTGTTGGCAACCCCTCGCCTATTTTAAATAAGCTTGTAACATCTTGCATTTTAACTATAGATTTATTGGTAATTGCTAGAATATTTTTATTAAAATAGGATTTGATAGATTTAATAGTATAGTCTAATTTTAAGCTACCAATATAAAATCCAGTTAAAGTATATTTAAATATATAATCTTTAGTTTTTATATAGATAAAATTACCCCCTTCTTCAAAAATTATTTGCTCGATAATTTCTTCAGAATTATATTCACCATATATTATTGATAAAAATGTTTTTAATTCTGGAAGTGGTATAACAGAAACTGGAGCTAAAGAAGCTTTGTCTAAAACATAAAAATTTAATTCAGAAGTTAAAATATAAACTAAATCCTTTAAATGATCTGCGGAGTGAACTGCAAATGTCAATGGTCTTTCCGTTTCAAAGTTAGAATTGTAATAAGTGTGTATCCAGTTTAAATCTGAAGAAAATTCTTTGACACATCGGTTATTGTAATCTAAAACATAAACACTATTATTGGCGTAACTTACTAATGTAGGAGAATTAAATTTATTTGGCTCTTTTAAAGAACCAAAAGATCCCACATTTAATGAAAAATTAAACAACAAATTGTCATAATCTAAATCAACTCTTACAATTTTATTGCGAGGGGTGTCACATACATATAAAGTGTTTATGTTTTCGCCTGCACAAATAGAATTGGCTGATATAAATTCATTTTTAAACTCAGCAGAATTGTCAAAAATTATTTCTCGAGGAATGTAATATTCATTGAGTAATATTTTTAAATTTCCATCATCTAATACAAACAAATATTTTTCAAAAGAAGTTAAGTCTGTTATATTTGTAAAGAAAGAAATTCCCTCACTAACGGCTAATCCTTGTCCATTTGTAGTTGCTTCATACGGGTATAGATGTTCTTGACCGGTAAAATGTTTGGTATACCAGGCTATGCCTCGGTCTTTATGATTTTTGTTTGCTCCTAACCATCCATCTACAGATGTTGGAAATTTTGTGTTAATTGATTGGCTGTTGCCTTGTAGATAAGATAAACATTCATACAATCTAGTTATACTTGTGTTAAAAATGTCCGCCTCACCCCATTCATTGGGTTGTATGTTTATTTGATCTAAAGAATATGGCAGAACCAAAACATCTTCATTAAGAGTTCTAATGTCTTCTTGATAATATTGAGGCCACTCTTCTAAAACTGTAACTGGTTCTGGAAAAGTTCCAGTTACTACCTGGCCATTACTATAAAAAATTTCATACCTTATAAAATAAACTCCCGGTGTAGTAAAGTTATAATAAACTGCTTCATTTTTGTAAGATACTACATATTTTCCAGAATTGTCAAAATAAGTTTTGTATAAAACAATTTGATTGTCTGGAGTTTCTCCGGCAGTGTCATAAACAATATAAAAACTAGAATTTACTGTTGTAATATAATCTGATATATAAAGTTGTGGTGTTATAGCTGTTGTGTAAGCAAAGAATGTTTGTGGAGAATATCCAGTTACTGTGTTGTAAAAAGATAGACTATTCCAAAGGTTTCTTTCACCTGAATACTCAGAACTGGAATAATTTGAGAAAGTGTCTGGGGTAATGCCCATTTTGACTGACATTTCTGTGGGTGTAACATTTATTAAAGAAACTGAATTGGGGCTAACATATCCGGGTTCATAAGCGTCACCAATAGACAAAGTAATTAGCTTACTAATTCCAGAAACTGCCGGAACTTCTATAAATGTTTGCCAGAATTTAGAAGACAATTTGTAGGTGACGGTGCCGGTGTTGTCTATAGGTACAACCGGAGAACCTGAAAGTGTCGTAGAAAATGATTGCTCAATTAAAATATCTCTATTATAATCTAAAGCTGCTGATAGAGTACAAAGAGAAAATGTTAAAGTTGGTAATCCAGAATATGGTACAATTGTAGGATTATTTTTAAAAACATCAGAGGATATTAAAGATGAAAATGTAGCAGCAGTTGTTTGAAGGACCTTAGTTACTAAATTTCCATTTTCGGGTACTACATAATTAAGAGAATAGTTGGGATATATTATGTCGTTAAATCCTTGTAAATGAATTTGTAACCCGGAAACATTTTTAAAATCAGAATTTACTGGTATTTCTAATTCAAAAACTGAAGAACTTACAGATGATAAAAATGTTTTAGTAGAACCATAAAAAACATTATACAATGGAAATATTTTATTTGCACTAATCCAGTAAGATTGGGTGTTAGATAAACGATTGTCATATGCAGAATTACCTTGACTTAAAGAAAAATTGTCTGCACTTAATATTTTTACTTTATTAGAATCAATATACCACGAGAACTTGGGAAATAAATTAAAATCTAGAGGATTATTAAATTCTGAAGCTGGGGGAGTATAGAATGTAACTGTAGTAGCTAAATTGTGTCTATAATTGATAGGAAATTTGCTTAAAAAGTCTTCAGTTAACCCCCAAGAGGGTGCTAAAGCATTGAGTGAGCTTAAGGTAATTGTTGTAATGGTTGCATTTATGTTTAATCCGTAAACTGCAGAAGTGCTGCTTACAGATGTATAATTGCCTGCATTATCTGAAATGGCCCATACATATGTTGTAGAGCTATTATCTACGGACATTCCGCCTAATTGAGTAGATTTTTCTAAATAAAAAACATTACTAGAGCTAGCCGCCCTTACTACAGAGAAAATATTTTCTCCAGTATTGCAAATTGTTCCCGGATTACCTATGGCATAGTTGGCAGAAGCGTAATTTGCATATGTAATGGCAAAATCTGAGTTTAACATTTTACGACCCGGAAAGGCATCTAAAGAAAATGAATAAGATGTGCGTACTAATGGATCTAAAGACAAATTCTCTACAAAAACATCTACTGGAATATATGTAAAAATATTAGATTCTCCGGGAGTAATTTCTAAATAAATAGAACTTAACAAGGTAGCATCTAATCCATTTCCATATTCATATGGAATTTTTACATTACTTTCTTCATAATAAGCCTTAATAGGAGTGGTGGCTGGGTCGTAATTGTTGTTAAATTTCCATTTCCAACAAATTTTAGTACCAGAAGGCACATTATAAACTGTTCCATCAAATAAAACTCCAGCAGATAAGGCTAAAGTCCGAGTTCTATTAAAATTGTCTAGAGGTTTTAATATGTCTATGTTAAACTTACGATCTTTAAACGGATTAAAAACTGACGGGGCACTAGGCAAATATGCTATTTCATTATATTTTGCAGATGAAAGTCTAGCAACAATTGTATTAAGTCCTAAATTAGAAAATTTAACAGTATGAGAATCTTCTGCAAAGTTTAAAACTGCAGTTGGGTCTATTTCAAGCAGTTCATTACCACTTAAATCTAAGGTATGCATTCTAGCTTGAATAAACTCTGGCTCAAAAGACCAATTAATAAAGGTATTTGTTAAGTCTCTTGTAGGAAATCCTGGATCCGCTGTAAGATGGGAACATGAAACTATAAAAATTCCTTGTTCGTCTTTTATTTTTTCTAAAAATATAGGAGTGCCAGAAGAACTTTGTTTAGAACCAGAAGCTAAATTTACAATAGTGTATTCTGGAGTATCTATAACTCCGATGTCAGAGGTTAAAGAAGCTTTTAATGTTAAATTAATTTCACCGTAAGGTGTGCGTGGGTATGAAATTAAAATTTTAGAAGCTGAAATTGCTGGTATAAATTGTTCTTCCTTTAAATTATATGGAATATCTAAATCCGGACCATAAAAACATTCTAAAACTTCTAAATCTAATATTTTAGGATACGTCCACTTGCCAGGGTCTATTGACTTAAGGGCAAAATATTCACTACTTAAACAGTTGGAAGACAAACTATAGGTTAAATAGTCATATTCAGATCCAAAATAAGGACATATTAAAATTGCACTGGAATTTATTTTAAAAGATGACAATTTTAATTCAAAATTTAAGTAATTGGAATCTGTTCTTGAATTTAAATTTAACGACGGAGCTAAAACAGAGGATTTATATGTATAATAATGAGGTGGATAGGTAGTTTTCCATCCAGCTGTAGTGGGTGATATTAAAGTAGACGCTATTTGGGTGTTTAATTGATAATCTGATCCATTAATTTTAAAGAAAGAAAAGTTTTTAGACCAAGTTTCGCCGTTAAAAAAGTAAAAACTTTCACCCTGATATGTAAAACCTAAAAATGAATACGGAATTCCAGAAACTGCTGTATAAATTCCATCCTGAGCCACAAAATATTTGCTAGATATTTGTAGGAAAGAAGAACTTAAATTTACAGAAACATTTAGCAAAGAATTGGCAGAGTTAAAGTAATTTGAGGGGTCAGAATTGTTTTTAAAAATATCTTCAACTAAATAAAAAGTTTGTGAATTTGCTGATAGTTGATTTAAATTAACTGTGTAAGAAGGTTTAAATCTTTCAAAGGCAATTGTGTCTTCTCCTGGAAATGTTTGGCTAATAGGGAAGGGGTTTAATTCTGGATTTGGTGTATCATATCCAAAATTGTATGAAAAAAATGTAGAATCTGGGCGAATAAAGGTGGTAGGATCCTCTAATATTCTACTTTTAATAGATGGAGTTGGAGTTTTAGAAAGTAAATCTCCGGGCAATGCTTCTTCATAGGTTAAAAGTGGACTATTAACCCTTAAACGGTTGGCACTTAAATTATATACTATATTAGTAGAAGTGTCGGCTGGCAGTGGTAAAAAGGTAGGTATAGTTTTTTTGACTAATAAGTGTTGAGAATAAGCATCTTTTTCTGGATTTGAAGTGTCAAAATAATATTTTTGAGATTTAACTAAAACTGAGGAAGTGCTTAAAGTCCAACCATCATTTTGTTTTGTTAAACTAACTGGTAAAAGAAAGAGTCGAGTTGGATATAACAAATATGCAGCATAACGAGCATAAGAAATGTCTGTTTCTGGAGTATAATTTATGTAAAAATAATTAAACTGTGGCCCAATGTCTAAGGTTTTGCGAGTGTTGGCTAAATCCCAAGTAAAATAAGCATTATTAGAAGAAACATTTAATCCCCATTGGTTGTATTCTTTAAAAAAAGAAGCTGAAGTTTTGTTGTAAGATAAACTATTAATTTGTTTAGAATTTGTAAAATTATTCTTTAAGAAACTATAATAATTTTCAGATTGATAAAAAGGAATTGAAGGAGAAATGGCTCGAGAACAAAGATATGTAGTGTAGGTTTCTGTGGGCCACGTACTACTTTCACCTACAAATAAAATATTACTAGAAGATAAAGATGCCATTGTATTTTATATTTAGATAAAAAATAAATTACTTCAACAATTTTAATCCTTTATAAAGTTCATAAATTAACATTGTTTCTAAAGTGCCTTCATGATCTAACCAAACTTTAAAAGCAGAAACTGGATAACTAATTGTAGTTAAAGGATTATTCCAATCTATTACACCTTCTATTTGTTTGTCATCTGAAGAAGGGACATATTCAAAAAAGCTATAATAATTTTGCCATGGCTGTTTAAGTTTTAAAAATTGTACTAGAGTATCTAAAGTATATCTTCTATTTTTATTGATACGCCCAGTATATACTAGTTTATAAGAAGATTTTAAAGATAAATCTTGTAAAATTAACGGAGTGCCCGCCACCACTGTATAAGAACTAGATATTTTAGAGCCCCTATTATAACCTCCGTTATTGTTGTTTGTAGAATAAAAAGATTGGCCACCGGTTTCTTTCGAGCCTCTTAAACGAGAAGGGTTAATACTGGCTAAATCCATGAGTCTTTTAATAGAATCAGGATAAAATAGCTGATAGTCTTTATTGGGTATGTCTACCATTTCTGATAAATCATACATTTGATCTATATTACATAAATCTATGTCAGTATGATTTAAAACAAAATTACTTATATTTTCATACAGTCTGGTGCCCCATTCCAAAGCAGAATTTTCATCAAAATTAAAAATATTATTTAAAAATGTATCAAACAAAAAACTACTTTCAGCTAAAGCTGGTATAAAAGCTAAAGATTTAAAATATTTGCTTAAATTAAAATTTTCATTTATTTTAAATAAATTGTAAGCAGCAGAGTTGTCTACATAAAAATCTAATTTACGAGAAATGCCAGTAATTTGTGCAGTTCTTGATGTGTCGTTAAAATTGGGTAAGGCTATATTACCATATTTGTTAAGCCATCTAAACCCAGTCCAGTCACCCTGGGCCTGGGCAGACTTGTTGTATTTATTATAAAAAGTTAAAAGTTTGTCATTTTGTAATTCAAATACAAAACCTTGAGGATTAATTACAAAAGAATTTTCTAAAATATTTGTTTTAGAATTTATTACATAAATTCTGTTTTCTATAGAGTTTATTACATAAACTTTACCTTTAATATCGCAAGCCAAACCATCTAAAGCTGTAGATTCAGAGTTTGTTAAAAAATCTTGGCTGGTTAAAGTTAATGTTTCAACTTCTAAAATTTCATTTGTAATTTTACCTACCTTATTATAATCATAAGTAAACCACAAATTTTGTTCTGGGTCTATTGCTAAATGATTTATATATTTAAAGGGTCCGTAAGATGCTAAGGTGGTGCCATACTGGTTCTTTTTTTGTATATAATCTGAAGCTTCTCTGTCATTATCACCTATTAGAGACACCCAAAAATTATCATTATTATCACACAAAATTTCTTGAGGTGAACCTATTAAATTATTTTGGCTTATAGTGTATAATAAAGTCCCGTATTGATCATATTTTGCTATCATAGCACTATATGGATTGGAATATGTGATATAAGCATTATCGTGTATGTCCGTGTCTACACAAGTAGGCACAAAAAGATTAACATCATCTTCTAAAGAATTTGACGGAAATCTAGATTCTTGGTCATAAACAGAGGATAAAAAGGCACTTAAAGATAGATTAGATGGAATTGGTAATCCGGTTAATATAGGTGATATAGAATCTATTAAAGGATTAACAGCCAACATGAAAGATCCTTGATTGCTAACTTTGATAGTGTAATGAGAGTCTATTAAAGTAATCCATAAATCATTTTTACTGTCTACAGCCATAGTAGCTGGAGAAACTCTATCTTCTATTAAATAAGGCATTTCATTGTTTATACAAAGCTGATTAATGTCAACTGCACATAAAATTTGACCGTGAGTAGAAACTTTATACAAAAATTGTAAATCTGTGTCTAATAACCATGTATGATAAGAAGGAGCTTGGCCAGCTGCTATACTATAAATTCCATGAAAACCACTTAAACCTGTAGTAACTATAGGAACATCAAAAGAATAAATGTGTGTATTGTTTAAATTTTTTCCAAAAGCTGCTGATAAATTAGATTGGTAAAAGTATTGAACATTAGCTACTTGACCCATTGCCGGGTTAGAAATCCAAAGATATGGATTATAATAATTGCCAGACAATGGTGGAACAGGAACAGCTAAAGCAGCAGTAACATGATAACCAAAAGTATTAATATCAGGAATGTTGAAAGTTCCTTTATAATAACCCGGAACTTTTAAATGGTTAGAATCTAGATATACAATTTCTGGGGTAGGTGCAAATACAGCACTTAAAGAAGATAATCCTATCAATAAGTCTGGTGGATAATATACACTAGTAAGCTCATCAAATTCATTATAAGCCGAAACTCCTTGAAAATATACTGTGCTTACAGATACTAAACCCGTAGATATTTGAACAGTTTGTGTGGAGGTTAGTGGAAAATTGTGTGAAAAACTATTATAAGACAACAATTTAACATTATTTCCATCTACATAATCTTCTTTAACAGTATGCTCGTAATACCCGGCATTTATTATTAATGGAATATCTGCTGTAGACCAGCGTGGATTGGAGTGTAAAGAACTTCCGTTTTCAGTTATTTTAAGATAATCTGGAGTTCTCCATAAACTTACATAGGGTATAGCTACTTGAGCTAAACTATTAGCAAAACTAGGCAAATAACTAGATCCAGATTTAACAGAAAAATCTTGAGCCTCAGATGTGTCTAAAGTGGCTATAATAGTTGTGTACGGAGCACCTTCAAAGGCTAAATCAAAATTGTAAATATCATCTGTAAAATAAAAATCTGCGTAACCCGTAACTCCTACAACTATAGATCCGTTGGAATCTAATTCTCCAGCACTATTTGCTTTAATGATGGTGTCTATAGTTTTGAGTCTTTGAACTGGATTACCATCTAAATCATAAAAATTCCATTGTGGTCTTAAAAAAGACCATTTATTAGGAACATCAAGAGGCTGATAAGACTTTGAGAACTGAACTCCCAGATCTATATAGTGCTCTTTAGTATTTGCTGAAGAAATATGCAAACGAAAGGGATAACGATTTATATGCCCGGCATATACGGGCGGTGGTATAAAGTGAAAGTAAATAGATTCACTTAAAAATAATTTAACAACTACAGTTGAAGAATAGGATACAATTTCACCTTCTGAGCTATAAACTGTTAATGTAACTTCATAGGTACCTGGGGTTTTGTAAAGGTGAGAAGGAGAATAAATTTTACTAGTAGTGCCGTCACCAAATTGCCAATAAACCCTCTTAACATTGGTGTATGAGGGGCTAATAACTGGTGTAAATTTAAAAGTAGTTATATTACTATAACCAACATTTTTATCTTTTAAAAAAGATACAATCATAATTAAAATTCTGGTAGATTGACTCCATATCCAACATCAACAATTTCTATACGATCACTTAAATTGTTGAGACTATATAGAGAAGCAGCCATAAAATCCTCTAAAAAAACTGTTTGTGTAAAAACTCCAACATCATTTAATGGATATTTGGGATTCCATACTAAAAATGATATTTCATTAAGACTTAAACCGGCGTCTGACCTGTATGTTTGTACGTTTTTTACCCCGTCTACTGCTAAAATTTCTGTTGTTAATTGTAAGATATTGATGTCTTTACCCAACATTAAAATATCTTTGGAGAAATTTGATTTTATAACATTGATAACATCAAATTTAATACTAGCATTGGATCTTTTATTGTTTAAATCTTTAAAAATACGAAGTTTGCTGAGGTTTAATTTTTCAATAGAGGGGGTTTCTCCGGGTACTTGTACATAAAAATCAAAATTTAAATATTCCGGATCCATTAAAACCACTTGAGATGTAATGTTTTTGTATTTGTTAAATTCAGACAGTACATATTCTTTTTGAGAAGGTAACAAATACTTTGAATTTTGAGATGGAATAGTATAAACGTAAATGTTGTTAAAATTACAACTACTTCCAAATTTAACTTGATTGTACAAAACCTGATTATCTAAATGTGGTTGGGACAATCCTATATTATACAAATATTTTATATGATTACTTAAAAACTGTTCATTATTAAACACCTTGGCATTTGCTATAATATTTTTAAAACTTGCATTGGCAAATGCTTCATAGTCTAGTAAGGTAACTAAACGTTTTTGAGATCTAAAAATTTTGGGAGCGTTTTTTCTTATAGAATCTACAGATTCTTCTGGTGAATAATTTGTAGAAGGATACGGATTAAATAATTTTACATAATCATATTGTTCATTTGTTAAATATGAGCCATATAAATTTTTAGTATCTCTTAAAATAGTTTCATATTGAACTGTATTAAACGGAATTAAAGAAGAAGTGTCTAATAAGCCCGAGGCTAAAGTGGGTGAATTAGGGGTTGTTCTTAAGTAATACACCACAACCTCATCATCTCTATTAAGTTTAGTACCATTTATACCATCTCCAAAAATAATTTCATAGTTTTTATTTGGATTTAATCTGGCTTCATATATTCGATCTTTAGCACTATAAGCAGAGCGATCTTCTACCCTTTCCCACCTCTCCCAACGAGCACCTTTAGGGCGAACATACACATGAATATTGAAATGATCTATGTATATGTCTGCTCCGGGTGATATAAATAAAGTTTCATCTTCTATTCCTATTGCTTTGTATAGTGGATATTCTTCAAAAGTACCTTCGTGTAACAAATAACTATTGTCTGTTTGGGAAAGGGTTTCTAAACCACTTGTAGATTTATAAAAAGTTAAATCTTGAGTTAGAGAAAATGTTAAGTTATTAATTTGTAAAAAACTAAATCTGGGTATAACATATACATTTTGAGCCAGAGACCCGGTGGCGGTTATATAAAAAGGAACAGTTTGAGAAGTTTTGCCAATGGGATTATAGTTTAACAATTTAACTATACGATTCATGTTTTCATATATTTGAGCTTCTGAAAACATGCTCTCCGAAGAAGTGCGGTTTAAATAAAACAATAAAGTACCGAAGCTGTAACTTATAATATCTATAAGACTAGACAAATTAGACCCCTCATAATTTTGGTCTGTGAATACTTGACTATCATTTAATTTCTGAATTATTTTAGATTTTAATTCAGTGGCGTCAAAGGTTAGAAAAGGGTTGGGAATTATAGAATTTGCCATATTTAAAAGCTAATTATAGTATTGTTTTGGTAACTATTGTTAATATTAAACTTAATGTTACGAGTCAAATTGTCATTGGTTAATTTATAAATTAATAAAATATCATATTGATTAAAGTCATATTGAGGAGTTACCGCTATGTTTAAAACAGTTATGCGTGGTTCTTGTTCCAAGTCTGATAATATTTTTTCACCAATCATTTGAGCCCTAAAATCTGTAATTGGACTAAACAAAAATTGATCTAAATTGCTACCAAATTTGGGATTTAATATTTTTTGCCCCGGACGGGTGGTAAAGATGTTGTATATAGCGTTGCGAATAGCCATTTCATCATGGTCTACTGCTATGTCCGCTGTTTTTACTATAGAATCTGAAGACCCAGAAATCGTTGCGGGTTGAAGATCTAGGTGTAAATCTGTATAAATATAAGGTATTTTTGTAGAAGTGTCTTTAGACAAGTCTACAACGGTATTAGTAGCCAAGCGAGGCTTGACTATATTATCCATGTAAATAGCTGCCATATTATGGTAAATATTTATGTTCAAAACTCTGTAATGTATGAATCAAAAATATAATCAATTTCAAAATTTGTTTGAAACAGCCTTTTCTCACTTTTCTAACGGGGGATTTCGAGAAGGTTCTGCTTTGACTTTAAAACCTTCTTTTCTTAAACATCCCTATTGCAAAGATCATTACAGTGGACATGAACCTTTCATGAATTTTTTAAAACAATTGATAGACAATGAAGTGCTCTTTTTTGTTAAACGTGTAGTTGCACATGGTACTATGCAAAATAGTAAAGATGCAAATAGTAATGAAGGCGCAGGTGATGTCTATTTGGTTTTGCGTACAGACCCGCGTAAAGTAGAGTGGCCTACAGAATTTGCTGAATTTACTGTGCCCGGCTCTTATGAAGTATTGGCTGTTAAGGATTATGGTATTAATTTGCCACCATTAGATGGTGTTCCTAATCGTTATGAGCGCCCGTTTGGACAAGATGTACAGGTTTTTAAAATGGAATCATCTGTAAATAATCGTTCTACAGATGATGAATTGCCCATTAAGAATGTTAAGTTGGATTTTGCCAGTGATCCACAAACACCTAAAATTAAACCGCCTAAAAAGCTTAAGAATTAAGAATCTTTTCTAAAGCTAAAATACAACAAAAGAATCCTATTTCGTGATCTAGTATACTAGTATCTCGATACATATATTCTCCTATCTCTAACATCAAACCTTTCTTAAGGTCTTCTTTAATGTTAAGATTGTAAACAAGATTAAACATTTCTTTGAGAAGGAATTGATAATCTCCGTTGAAGGTTTTTTCACTTTCAATAATCTTTTTGCGAATGTCTAAACTATTAATTTTGTTTAGCAAAGAATCTATAACCCATTTAGATAATTCTGTTATTTGATTAGATTCTTCTATCACCAAAGTACCTGACAAAGAAAATCTTTGTAAATCATTAATGATGCGTCTAATATCTGGATGATTTTTTTCTATATAATTTAGTAAAGCCGGCTTTACTTCTTTTGGCACAGAAATTTCTTCTGCTTTTAAAATAAAAACACATCGCTGAATGACGTCTTTAAGAGGTGGAGTCATCTTAAAGAGTAAACATCTAGAACGAATGGGTTCAATTATCTTGTTAAAATAATTTGCTGTTAATATAAATCGAGTTGTAGCCTCATATTCTTCCATTACATTACGAAGAATACGCAAACTTTCTCCAGTCAATCCATCTGCTTCTTCTAGAATGATAACTTTCTTTTTATCATCTAATGATCGGGTTTGAGCAAAGCTAATAACTTTGTTACGAATAGTGTCTACACCATTTTCATCTGAAGCATTGATGTAAAGGTATTGACATTTGAGCAAAGATTTAACTATGATCTTAGCTAAAGTACTTTTACCTGTACCCGGAGACCCATAAAATAAAATATGAGGCGTATCATTATTTAAAGAATTGAAATGTTCTTTAAAGTCTTCTGGTAAACTAATTTCTTCTAATGATTGTGGTCTGTATTTCTCTACCCATAATTTAGAATAGTGTCCACTCATATATATTAACGACCCGATTGACCAAAACCTGATGATCCTCTATCAGTTTCAGTTGCTGTTTCTGACCATTCTGGTTTGAGACTTAAAAGAGGAAAGTAAGCAATTTGAGCCACTCGATCACCCTTCTTAACTTCATAATCTACATCTGAAAAGTTGTATAATTTGACTCCAAGATCTCCTCTATATGGGTTGTCTATTACACCTAGATGTGGTTGAATACCATGCAAGAAGCCCATACCAGAACGAGGAAGAATTAAATACCAAACTCCTTCTGCTATATCAGCTACTTTTAGTCCTGTATTAACAATGCCTGAGTTTTTGGCTGGTATTGTAGCATCTTCTACTGCTGTTAAATCATAACCTGTATCTGAATCTCTTTTTCTATTAGGTAAAACTGCATCTGGATGTGTTTTAATAAATTTAATATTCATATTTTTTATTCGTTAATAAGTTGAGGAGGAATTGTAGTTTGATTTGATGTATTGTTATTGACTTCTCCTAAGGTAGACGGTGATTTCCAGTTAGCTTGAAGCCATTTAATTAAATCTCCAACCTTTTCAGAAGCAATAAAAAAGGTTCCGTAACCATCTATAGATACTTTTGTTGTCATACTTGTAAATATTATAATCAAAACTATATAATTCAACATGGATTCCTCTGACGAAATAGACAATATTATTAATGAACTCAAAGCAGACGCCATTCCATCAACTCACAATGTACCCGCTGTTCAAGAACCCACACCAGCTGTAAGTGATGAAAATGTAAATGATTTTGTTTATCAAAAGACTGCAGAAGTTATTCAATCTGGCTTAGAAGCTATGAATAATTTAAAAAATACCTTTGCAATGGGAGCAGACCCTAAAGAAATAGCTGCCATGGCCCAATTAATGAATGCGGTTACCAAGGCTATAGATTCTATGAATAATATTAATCTACAGCAAAAACAAGCTAAGAATGCTGTAGAACTTAAGAAATTAGATATAGCTGGTAAAAAGGAAATTATGTCTAAATTACCGCCTTCTAACAATATTTTAATAGCCACACGAGATGAGGTTATTACAAAGATGTTAGACAAACCTAAAAGAGATCGTATAGAATTGCTAGAAGATTAGTCTTGAGGGTCTTTAGGTAAAGATATGTTTCTGTCTTTGGCTACCTTTTTCATTTTAGCCAAATAACTTTTCATAGATTCTGGTCTTTTTCCTCCGTGTTGGAAATCATTCTTTCTATGAACTAAATCTTTGTAAACTGCTACAAATTTTTCTGGAGATAATTTTTCTAAATCTGTGTCTGTGTCCTCACCTGTGTATTTGTCTGCATTAGCTTCTAGATAATCTAGATAATCTTCAAATTTCTGTGCTAATTCAGGAGAAGATTTTTTATAACCCAATTTTGTCATTCGAGTCCAATTTAAAACTCTACCTAAATTTGCTTTGGATGGATTACTATTTAAAAACTTTTTGACATGATTTATCTTGGCATTTACGTCTTTAATTTTTTTAGCTTCTTCTCTTGTAACCTGCCAGTCTGTGTTAAATTTATTAACAGCTTCTGTAAAAAAGTTTTGAAAATTCATAATATTAAATATTTACTTCAAAGAAATAAGGAACGTCTCTTTTTGTCCATTTAGCTTTTACAATCTTAGACCCAAATTTAAATTCTCTTTTGCCTGCATTGTAATAATTTTGATACCCCTTTACTGGATTACCTGGCACAATGCATTGTGGAAATGACACTGCAAAGCATTGAGGATGTTCTGTCATCTCTCCGAGCGGTAAATCTGGAAGATTATTTCGAGACCAATCTATAAAATCTTTGCTAAAATGTTCTTTTTCAAATCTATACAATCTTTCTTGATATAAACCATCTAAATGATTAAGAGTCCACTCAAAATTAGCCGTGTTTGTCCTTACCCACTTAGTCATTGGATGATTATAATGTCCATGTTTACGCGGTGTGCCTTTTTGAGTACGCGGACAATCAGGTTGTGCTAGTCTATCAAGAGGATATGCAGCTGCTAACAACTGAGTACCTTCAATAATAATCTTGTTGATATGAAGATCTTGGTAGTACTGAGCAGCTATCTTAGGATCTAAGTCTAAAATGAACAGATTCATATTATAGATTATCAAAATATTGCTTAATAATAGCAACTCTTTCTTCTACACTTCCGTGCACTCTAGTTACTTTGGTGCAATCTTTTAGCATTTCTTGCATGTTTTTGTCTACGTTATGTCTGTATTCCTCATCTACCTTGCGATAACCATCTTTAGGCATATCAAATTCAATAGGAATATAAAAAATTTGGTCATATAAGTGCTTAAAATAATGTGTTTGTGTCGTAATTGAATGCCAACAGCTTGCGTCTACACCAGATTCCATCATATAAGCGCATCCATCTACTACACATCTGTCTGCAAACCAGTTATACGGACGAGCAAAATTGCTTACGTGACTGGCTGTAACTACATATTGCACAAATTCTTTGCCATTATCATTAATAGCATATCCCATTTCTTTTAATTGTTTAGCATTGCTGCTATTATCTACTAGTTTTAGATTCCATTCCTCGAAATATGTCTTGATTGTCTGTAAGATAGTAGACTTACCCACTCCATGTGCTCCACAAAAAGCATATCTTTTCAAATTCATACCTTATATTAAGACATAAAACAAGGAAATCAAAGCAAAAAAAAACACCCACCTCGAAAGATGGGTGTTTTTAGAAGGCCTAGTACAGTGGTTTACAGGTAGAGCTTGCCACTGGAATTGACGTTATCTGTTCCTAACCCCTTGACGATGATTAAGTGGTAGTAAAGGGAAGCGCCGAAGATGTAATCTACGACTCCGTAACGGGTCATCAAGCCAACACGTGGCGAGAAGTCGTTAGGTCCGATTGTACGTTGAATCATCACAGGAATGTATGGGCAGTATACGATACCAGTATCATAGTACTCTGTTCCCTTGTAACCCAATAAGGCATACTCCAATTGAGAAGAGCGTGTGCCGGCCATGGTTTGAGCTTCTGTACGAGTGTCACGGTAGACTGTGAAACGTCCGCCAACTGAACCAACTTTGGCAATGCCGGTTGGTTGTGTGTTAACGTTGCCGTTTACAGGCATCCATTGAAACTCTGGCAACATCTCAAGAATCGCGCAGACGCGAGGTGTAGCAACGATAAAGTTGGCGGAACCTCTGCGGTTACGGATAGCGATGCGGTTTGCTTCAACGATTACCTTGGAATAGAAGTCGCGATTACGCTCTCCTAACCAACGGGCATCAGCTGAAGCTGCATACCAGAAACTATACCCAGTACCTTGTTGCGCATTAATACAAATTTGAAGCATTCTGATGATCATTTCACGGTCGATTTCGGCCTGAATTTCATAGCTCATCGCATTTGTTAATTCAGAATCGATATCGAGACCGTTCATGTTCTTCAAATCTTGCTCTAATTCAACTGACCAGCGAGCTGCTAAACGGCGGGTGCCGGCTTCAACTGCGGTTTTGCTGAATTCAACAGTGATTTGAGGAATGTTACCAGTCAACTCAAATTGGCTCAAGAGGGCAGCAATACCTTTATCCTCGTTTACGAAGTCGAAGTGTGTAGACAACCCAGTGAGTTGGCCTGAACTTGTTCCAGTAAAGCGAGTGTCGAGGCTTTGATAACCTAATTCGCCAGTGATGCCTGCTCTATTGAAGGCTCCGGTTGTGGTACTGCCGTTGGCATAACCATCAAGACCGTTAGCTCCCAATGAAGTGGGCTCGTATTTATAACGCAAAGCAAATGCTAATCCAACTGGACCACTCATTGGTTGAACGCCAACGATTTCGTTGGTGATCAATTCAGGGAAGGTCCTGCGAACCATGGGGATTAAAACTTTAGGCAAACGATGATCGTTAGAAGCGTATGTGTCGGAAGCATACAAAGCACCGGCGTTAGCGCCTGTACCTGCAGAACCGAATATACCACCACCACCGACCGAGTTTTGAGCCTCGTTCAAACACCATTGTTCTTGGTTCTCCATCAAAATCGCCGTAGCTAAACGACCGTGTTCGCTCTCAATAGGGTTAACCTTATTGGACGAAAAGTCCAAAATGGGTGCCCACTTTTCGAGCAATTGGGACGCACGAGCTTGGTTGATGTATCCTGGAGAAGGACTAATATTGTTACTCATAGTTTTTATTACTGTGGATATATTTTCGAGAACCCGTCAATGAATTCTCCAACTTAAAAATTACCGAATAGACTGAAGGACTTGTAAATATGGATTATTTACAACCTTTTGTGTAGATTCACTAAGTACTTGTGATTTAACTACTTTAGCGTCCTTAGTTACAGCAGTTTGTCTGGCAGTAGATGCCAAGGAAGTGGTTGCTGCTACTTCGTCTTTTTCAAACATTTCAACGACATAGTTGAAATTTTCAAGAATATATTCGGGAGATTTATCACTCAAAATTTTACCAACAAATTCTTTCTTAGAAGATGGCATGCCTTTAGTTTTTTGTTCAATCAACAAGGATGCTTTGGCTTTTTGAGCCTCAGCTGCTAATGATTTCTTTTCTAAAGTAAGGGTTCTAACTTCATTTCTGAGAGAATCCAAAGCTTGTTTACCTTCTACAATGGCATTCTTAACAGGATTGCTTAGGGTATTACCATCTAAACCAACAATTTTACGAATTTGGATCAATTGAGTTTTAGCTTGAACATTGGCAACTGCTTCTGCCAATTGTTCACGAGGAACAATCTTGTCTAAATAGAGGTCCAAATAATTGCTCATTTCCTCAACAATACGATCACTGAACTTTTCAGCTTTCTCGTTAATGGCTTTACGATAGTAAGAAACCAGTTTTAACAATTTTTGGGTATGATTTTCATTAATAGCCCTGACCACATCTTTTAATTTACCAGTGTGGTCTTTGTCTATTTGCTCAATCAATTGTTTTAATTTGGCAGCGTGATCTTCGTCCTGTTCTTTAAGTGCCTTCTCAACTAAAAGGTTAGCTTGAGCAGTTACTTTTTCATTAACAGCTGAATCAAACGCCGAAGCTATGGCTGAGGCAGTTTCTTCACTAATTACACTTTTATCGAGTGAATTGATAATTTCGGCTATTTTCATACAAAATATATATTATTTATTCTTCTTAGGAGCCATTTTAGATGATTTCTTTTTGTCATCTTTTTTAGCATCTTTTTTGGGATTCTTTTTGGCAGACTTGGCTGCTATTTTTTTAATTTTTTCTTTCATCTTTGCTTCGATGATTGTAGAAAGAGTATTGTGAGCAAACGCATACTGTTTTTCACAAATTTGAGCTATAAATTTTGAAATCAATTGATGGCTGTTCATGTGTATATTAAGAATATTTATCTTGGTGTAGGGCTACTCTGCATTTTTTAATGCATTAATAAAAGAAATAATTTGTTCTTTTAAATAAAAGTCTAAATTCTTTTTTGGTAAGGTTTTAATAGACTTTTCAAATTTTTCATAAACAGGCAAAAATTCTCCTTTGTCGTCTAATACCCATTGTTTGGATTCTAAAATACCATTTACAAAAGCTGTAGGTACAGAGGGGTCTGCTACTACGTCTACTGCTACAATTCTAAAGTCTGCTACTTTATTAACTCCACTTTTGTCTGGTACTAATCTACCTAAAGATCTGCTAGACACTCCTAATTTGACTCCATCTAAAATTAAGGATCGAACTAATTGACCCATTGCATTGGATAATATTTTAGATTTGCCTTCAAAAATATTTCCATTTTGTTTAATGTCTGTAATAAGATGACAAACTCTTTCCAAATTAATATCTGGAGTTTGTGGGTGATTTAATTCACCAGTTGCTCGGTTCTGGGTAATCATTTCTGTGCGATAACGATCTACCTCTTTTACCATTTCCTCTAATGGATAAATTCTTTTGTTTTTATTAGTTTCATTCGCCATTAAAAATGGTCCTTGAATGAACATATTAGAAGGAGTATTACGATTTTTTTCTTCTACCAAATATTTTACCTCGTATGTGGGCTCTTCTACTAGTAAACGATAGACATTATCACTCATATTAACAATTATACAAAATATTTATACCAGAAGGGGGTTGTATCAAGTATTTATTTTAAAAGTTGAGCAATTGATTAATTTTTTTCTCAGTTAAAATAAAGAAAGTATAACCGTTTCTCTCACACCACTTACGCGCTGCTTCCCATTTAGCCATGTTTATAGCATATTGAGTGTGTTCGTATAATAAAGTTTTTTTACTTTTGTTAGGAGTTATAGTGGGTGGTAATGTATATTTTTCTGGTTTAATTTCTATTAATAATTTTGTTATAGAACCATCCTTTCTTTGTAAGTGAGCCACTACATCTACAAAGTAACGATGCAATTTTCCAGTTAAGTCTAAAGGAGATCTGTAAGGTATAACAACAGACTCTGAGCCCCAACTTATTACATGAGAGTTTAAATCTAAGTGTCGAAACACCTTTAATTCTAGACTAGAACGATATAAAATAGGCCAAGAACCTTTGTATTTGTTTCTGAATTGAGGCGTATAATTGCCTTGATTAAAATTACCGTTTTTGTTTAATCTTTTCATGATTATCCTATAAAAAATCTTATAGGATCTCTGTCTATTTGATCTTGAGTAATTTCTTTTTCTAAGGCATCTCTTTCATTGACGCCTTGATTCATTAAATCTTGATAAGAAACACTTTGACCACCAAACAGGTTTGAACCACCGTATTTTCCTCTTACGTGTGCTACCGCTATTTTAGTTAAAGCTAAACTATAACGATAAACCCAAAGCTGATTAATGAGATCTTTTAAAGGTTTTTGTAACCTACAACCTACTACACCATAATAGGTGTTATAAACACTGGGTTCTGGTACTAATTTAAGTATTTGATCTTCTGGATAAAATCTTAAATATGGTGTGGTTGCTAAAACCTTTTCTCGAGTCTCTAACCAACCCTTTAAAAATTGCCAAGTAATTAAGTCATAACCCACATTACCCAACAAGTGACCGAAATAAGCTTGTTGAGCTATAGTATGTTCAATGGTAAACAGTGTATTAACTCCGGAATTATTGCCTTCAGCAAAGGAATAAACATCTATTACTCGACGATAGTTATTTAAATCCATATCCCATCCAGCAGAATGCGTTAAATTGTAGACTGGATTGACGTCTTGACCGTTAACCACTACCACTTTATGAGAATTGGGTGGTATTGGTGCTTCAAATTTAATTACTACGTGAGACTCGGAAGCATTTAAAATGTTAGGATAACTTAATTCTCCATTTTCTTGGTTAAAAACCTGAACTACAACATCTTTGTTATTTAAATTATGAAATACAGTAAATTCATTGCTGCTGCCGTTACCTATAACTGAAACGTGTCTTAAAGTAGAAGAACCAGTTAATACAATTACTCTTAAAGAATTTAAAGGTATAGGTTGGTTAAATCTTAATATAGTAGTATTGCGTGAATCATTTATAGTTGTAGTATAGACCTGTTCATTAGTAACATTGTCATATATTTGTACAATAACATTTTGAGTATCTAAATTGTGTTGTACAACATATTCAGAATCTACATTGTTGCCTATATTAGTCACATATTCACTAACGTCTGTAGCATTGCGAGCCTTGTAAGAAGCTGGAAAGGCTTGAGAGTCTGGATTAGCCGAGCTTTGTAGGTCTGGAGTAATGTTAATTAATCTACCTATAGGCAGACCCACTTTGGGTATATAAAGATCTGATTTAAAAATTAAAAATTCTTCTGTGGTACCACTGAATTTAGTAAAAAACTCTATAGCTAAATCTATGGCTTCGTATATTTGAGCAGAACTAATTTCTATTTGTATTAATGGTTCACCCAAGGCTCTCCGTATGCGTTGAGCCAATAGATCATAACTCTTAATCTTAGAATTAAAAGTAGTACTACCGTGATAAGAATTAGGTATTACAGGTAAAGCCATATATTAATACTTACAAATATGGCCGATATAATTTGTATACCTATCCTAAATAAGCAGCAGAATTAGAAATTACGTTGGTAGATACATCTATCCAAGTAGCAGAATTAGATTGTATTAAGCTACTTTCTTCAATATTAAGATAAATTGATGAATTTGCTGCCAAGTTAGTAGAAGCTTCTACTAAAGTGGCTGAAACATTAGACCAGCTAGAAGTTAAATCAGCCAATATAGCAGAATCTTGAGTGTTAAGATAAGTTCCAGAGTTGGAAATTAAATTAGAAGCAGCCTCTATCCAGGTAGCTGAATTAGACCTTAATACACTAGATTCTGAAGAATTGAGATACGAAGAAGAAAGCAAAGTTAAATTTGTATAAGCTGCTGTCCATAAATTAGAATTTGCCAAAACTGTCGATACATTGTTTTGCCAATTTGAAGATAAAGATCTTAAAACTGTAGAATCCTCAGCATTAATATAAACAGAAGAATTGGATATTAAATTCTGATAAGAAGATTGCCAATTTCCTGTGAGAGCTAATAAATTAGAAACATTATCCTTTTCAAAGGGATTTAAATATGAAGAAGACAAAGAATTAATATTTAAATAAGATTCTTGCCAATTGCTAGACAAAGAAAGCAAATTGGTAACTGCACTTTTTTCAAAAGGATTTAAATAAGAAGAAGACAAACTAGATAAATTGCTATAAGATTGTTGCCACGCAGCAGAAGCTGATTGTAAAATAGACAATTTAGCAGTTTCTAATGGATTTAAATATAAAGCAGAATTAGTACGAATATTGGTGGAAGAGTCTATTAAATTTGCCAAATTAGATTCAAAATATATTTTAAAATTATTTAAAGACGCACACAAATAATTCATGAAATTGGTAAGAATATGAACTGGTGGACCCTCTTCACTGATTATAATAGCATCTGGATCATCTTCTGATTGAATTATTACTGTCTTATTCATGCTGGGTATGTCATTTTCTATTCTCCACAATCCTTGCATATAAGTTTTACGCTTACCATCAGGAAAGGTTATTCTTAAATTGTAGGAATAATTACCTATAGGCAAATCTACAACGCGTGGTGGAATTGTTATTACACCTAAAGTGGGCAATGCTATGTAAATAGCGCCTGAACCTGATGTAAGTTTTAAAAATTCTGGACTAGAGTTGTTATTGTAACTTTTTACAACCATTTCAACAACTGCTCCAGTCAAGTCTACAGGTTGGTTGTTATACTTGAATGTAATATTATTAATTCCTTTCCAAGTATCTCCAGTAGTATGAGGAGGAATGTTATAAATTTTCATATAAAAATATTACCCTTCTGGAGGTGTTGGAGGAGCAGCTGCTGGTTCTGCTGCTGAGGGGGTAGTTGCTCCTCCTCCAGGTGCTGGTGGTGGTAAAGTTT